GCCCGGTGGCCCTGCTTGAGCGTAGGATCGCCGACCTGGTGCACGTCAATGGCGAGCAGGCGGCGACCATCCGCTCGCAGATCGCGATCATCCAGCGGCTGCAGTACCGCCTCGACCACCGCGAGAGGGTCCATGGCTCGGGATAGCGGTCTCATCATGAAGTCTCGCACCATTGCGGAGTTGTTACGCTTGGCGGAGGAGAGGCTCATGCCATTGAAGAAGGGAAGCTCGCGGGCGACGGTGTCGTCCAACATCAAGGCCGAGAAGGCCGCCGGCCGGCCGCAGAAGCAGGCGGTGGCGATTGCGCTGCGCACCGCCGGCAAGGCGAAGAAGAAGCGAAGCCGGTGACCCTCAAGGTCGTCGACCTTAAGCGCAATGAGGACCCTCGGGAGGTCATTGATGGCCTTGAGGACTTGCTGCAGCGCGCCAAGGCCGGCGAGATCGAAAGCTACGTGGCGGTCATCATCCGCGCTTCCGACGGCGCCTTCATGACGCGGGGGAGCGGCCACAAGAACAAGCTGGCGATGGCGGGCGCGTTGGCGTTCGCGATGCACGACTTCATCACCGGCGGACGCACCGAATAGTTTTGAGCGGTTGGCGTAGCCAGAGCGGAAAGGACGATGAGCGGACAATTTCATCTACGCAACAACACCAGGGTTGCCGAGTTCTGTCTCTCCAACGGGTTCTTCGACATCATCCAGGGCCCGCTGGGCTCGGGCAAGACCCAGGCGATGCTGGCGCGCATCATGCGCCACATCCAGACGCAGAACGTCTCGAAGCTCACCGGCACGCGCCGCTCGCGCTGGGGCATCGTGCGCAACACCTATCCGGAGCTGCGCAACACCACCATCAAGACCTGGTTGGAGCCGACCCTGGTTCCCGAAGAAATCTACGGCCGCATCAACTGGGCGCCGCCGCCCTCGCACCACCTCAAGTTCGGTGACGTCGATGCCGAGGTGATCTTCCTCGCCCTCGACAAGCCCGACGACTACAACAAGCTGCGCTCGTTCGAATTCACCGGCATCGCCTGGAACGAGCTGTCGTTCATCCCCAAGACCCTGGTCGACGAGGCCTCCGCCCGCCTGCGCTATCCCGGGCCCGCCCATGGCGGCTCGGCGTGGCACGGCATGATCGCCGACACCAACGCGCCCGACGAGGACCACTGGCTCGCCATTATGACCGGCCAGGTGCCGATGCCGCCCGACCTCACCGACGACGAGCGCCTCGAATACCAGTGGCCGGGCGAATGGCAGTTCTTCATGCAGCCGCCGGCGGTGATCGAGGAGCGCGACGCCCGCGGCATCCTCTCCGGCTACAAGATCAACCCCGACGCCGAGAACCTCGAAAACCTGCGCCCCGGCTACTATCCCCAGGCGCTCAAGTCGAAGTCGAAGGCGTGGATCGACTCTCGCCTGCGCAATGTCGTCGCCCTGGTGGTCGAGGGCTCGCCGGTGTGGCCGATGTTCCGCCGCGACTTCCATGTCGCCGCCGAGCCGCTGCGCCCGATCCCCGGTCACGATGTCCTGGTGTGGCTCGACTTCGGGCGCGTCTTCCCGGCGGCGCTGTTCGCCCAGGAGATCAACGGCCGCATCAACGTGCAGTACGAGATGCTCGGCTTCAACGAAGGGGCGACGATCTTCGCGCCGAAGGTAAAACGGTTTTTGGCGCAAAACTATCCGGGGCTGGCGTTCCGCTGCACCGGCGACCCCGCCGGCAAGCAGCGCGGCCAGGCGACCGAGCAGTCGGCCTATGAGGTGTTCGAGGGCCACGGCATGCACGTCATCCCGGCGCCGGTGAAGTACAACAACATCGACCTGCGCATCGAGGCGGTGGCCTATGCGCTCAACGACAACCCCTCCGGCATCAACCGCCTGGTGTTCTCGCCGCTATGCCGCACCCTGATCATCGGCATGGCCGGCCGCTATCACCTGGTCAAGGAGGAGGACGGCGAGCTGCGACCGAAAAAAGACAAGTATTCGAACCTGTGCGACTGCCTGCAGTACGGCTGCATCGCGCTCGGCGAAGGCGGCCGCATGGCGGGCTCCGGCGACGTCAATGCGATGAAGCCGATGAAGGTCTATGCGCGGCGCTCGATGCGGAGGATCAGTGCATGACAAGTGATGTGCAACCGGGCTGATGTCGACAGGTTAGTTCAGAAGATCAATGACAGTGGGCCGCCCTCTTCAGACTGACGTCATCGGCTCACCCTCGCGGTGGCTGATCGCATTCGACCGGGTGGCGGCATCGTGGTGGTTGAACCTGATCGCCTGCGGCCACTACAAGCACGTCCGCGCCTTCGGCTACGTCCACGAATGCGACGCCTACCTGTTCTACGACGTCCAACTCGGCGGCACCGTGTTGCAGCTTGCCCGCGGCGACGGCGCCCGCGCCCTGATGACGGAATGGGCCGCCAGCGCCGACGTCCTGGTGATCGAAAAACTGGGAATTAGCCCCTCTCCTATTGCCCGGTTTTTCCAGCCCCTGTTGTGCACCACCGCGATCGCCCATCTCCTCGGCCTACCCGGTGCTTTGCCATGTTTGAGGCCGGATGCTCTCTATCGTGCCTGTCTTAAAAACGGTGCAATTCCTGTCGGAGGCTGTCATGGCGCTGCTGACTATCACGATCAACGATCCCACAATGCCGTCGAAGGCGGCTGAGGTCGCCTACATCCAGCGCTGCCTCGGCACGGTGCTGACCGAGCTTGGTCGCGGCAACGGCAACATCACCGCCGGCACCATCGTCAGCTACTCCAACGCCGGCGTCCCCAACTCGACCCTCGGCGCCTGGACCTACGTGTCGTCGGCCTTGCGGCCGTAGGGTGCACCAATGGGTACCCCCGCCAAGGCGCCGCCGCCGCAGCCCGACCCGATGCTCGACCAGCTGATGCAGACGGCGGGGCGTCAGCAGCAGGTCGCGATGCAGAGCGAGGCCGCCGGCGATACCGCGTCGCTGATGGCGCGCTACGGCGTGCGGCAGATGCTCGGCGGCACCTCGGGGGCGCCGTTCGGCAGAGGCAGCCCGCTTATGGCGGGCTTTGGAAAGGCCTGACGAGAGATGAACGCGCTCGTCGACCCAGTCGCGTTCGCTCGCGACAATCCGCTGGAGGAGGAGTCGCTCTCCAAGCTCGCCGCGGCGCGCACCTGGAAATCGTATTTCGAGCTCGACCTGCGCGAGATGTATTTTATGACGGCGCCGCACCGGCAGCGGCAGATTTCATCGATGACGGCGCCCGGCACCATCCGCTGGATGGACTACCCCGAGCTGAACACCTCGTTGGGCTTCGACCTGTGCGGCGAGTTCGTCACCGAGGTGGTGAACACCTTCATGCCCGAAGCGCAGCCGTGGTGTGAGCGCGGTAAGGGGATGTTCGTGCCGCAGGAGGCATGGGACCAGGTTGCCGACCGGGCGCGCGACGATGACCTCCTGATCTTCGAAGCGATCAAGGCGTCGAACTTCTACGCCGAAATACCGAAGTCCTATAATCCCGACCTCGCCTGCGGCCTCACCGGCATGTGGATCGATGTTCGCGGCGCCGCGGTCCAGTGCATGGCGCTGCCGATCCGCGAGATCGAGATCAACCTCGGCCCCTATGGCGAGATCGACGACCGCTTCGCCGTGCGCTGGCCCTACAAGCACCACGTCCGCGGCCTGATCGGCGAGGAGGTGTGGGGCAAAATTTCTGCCGAGGAGAAGCGCTCGATCGAAGGCGGCAAGCCCAACGAGCGCGTCGGCGTGGTATGGGGGTTCTGGCGCGACTGGCTCGACCTCGGCGACGAAGTCTGGCAGCACATCGTGCTGATCAACAACAAGCTCGTCCACAGCGTCAAAATCCGCGGCGAGGGCTGCTGTCCGCTGATCATCACCAGGTTCGACCCGTCGAGCGACTGGCCGACGGGCCTTGGCCCGCTGTTCAAGACGCTGCCCGATCTACGTCAGGCCGACGAGCTGGTCGCGCGCAAGATCGAAGGCATCGGCCGCAACATCAACCCGCCGATCACCTACCCGAACGACAGCTTCACCCACGTCGAGCAGGGCCTCGAAGACGGCTTCGCTTATCCGATCCGTCCCGGCACCGAGGGCGCGGTGAAGCCGATCTACCCGCCGATCAACATGGAGCCGGCGATCTACCAGCTTGAAGAGATGGAACACCGCATGCGGCGGCTGTTTTATATTGATTTTCCTGAGCAGTCGGGCGACACCCCGCCGACGCTCGGCCAGTGGCTCGACCAGATGGCACGCGCGCAGCGCCGCATCGGCACGCCCGGCATGGCGTATTGGCGCGAGGGCCCGGCGCAGTATTTTGCGCGCTTCAAGTACCTGCTCGAAAAGGTCGGCGTGGTGAAGCGCCTGGAGGCCAAGAACGGCGGCCTGATCTCGACCATGCCGATGAACCCGGCCCAGCGCGCCGCCGAGCAGCAGGAGATCGCCACCACCCAGCAGGCCATCGCAATCCTCGGGCAGGCGTTCCCCGAGGAGTTCAAGATGCACATCGATGGCGGCGAGAGTATGAAGCGCATCATTGCCAAGATGCGGGTGAAGCTCCTGGCGTTCCGGCCCGACGACCACGTCCAGGCGGCGCTGGCGGGCATCACCCAGCTGCTCGGCGGCCAGGTTCCAGGCGCCCAGCCGCCGACCCAGGCTGCCGGAGCGGCGTTGCCGTGAGACGATGATCATCAACGACAAGGACATGCGGGATGCGCTCAACCGTGTCGGTCTGACCCCGGATGGCGAGATTTTGTACGTCTGGCTGCAGTGGCGGCTGCTCGAATTGGCCAATTCTCTCGAACCCGGTGCTTTGCAAGCTAACGAGGGCGCTCGCATTCTCGCGACCGAATTGATGCGCTGCCTGAGCGCAGGGGTCGCCGAGGACCATGCCAGAGCCCGCCACGAGCGCGCCATCTACTTCGAGCACCGCGCCGCCGCCGAGCAGCGCGCCGACAGCTACATCGGCCGCCGCCGCGCCCGCCTCGCCGCCGGGCTCGATCCCCTCACCGGCCAGCCCGGCCTCGACGGCCACCCAGGCCCCGGCGACAGCGCAGCCTAACGCGCGGCCGAGCGACATTCCGGAGCGCTTCTGGGATACCGCCAAAGGCTCCGTCAACGCCGCCGAGCTGAATCGCCTCGCCGCGGATGTCGCTGCTGAAACCAGCCGCAGGGCGAGCGTCCCCGCTCCCGACAAGTACGAGCTGAAGTTCAATTCCGATTACCAGCTCCCGGTCGGCGTCGAGTGGACGTGGGACACCACGAACCCGGGGATGATCGACGAGGCGCGCCAGTTCGCCCACGCCAACGGTATTTCTCAGGAAGGTTTCGGCAAGCTGCTCGGCATCTATGCGGCATCGCGGATCGGTGAGCAGCAGCAGGTCGCGACGGCGGCCAAGGCGGAAGTCGCCAAGCTCGGCGTCAACGCACCGACCCGCGTCGACGCGGTCAATACGTGGCTCGATGCCCAGATCGGCAGCGACCTTGCCGGCGCGCTGCGCCAGATGATGGTCACATCGAGGTCGATCGAGGCGTTCGAGGGCCTCATTCGCCGCTTTGTCAGTCAGGGCGTGTCGGGCAACCCCTCCGGCGGTCGCGACGCCACGCATGGGCGTGAGCCGCAGCGGTTGAGCGATGCCGACTACGCCAAGCTGACCTTTGGCGAGAAAGAACAATACGCCCGCCAATTCGACCAGTCGCGGTTCTCCAACGGCCGCGGATGATCTGAGGAGTAAAGACCGATGCCCGTCTCCAACCTGATCACCGTGGCGGAATACGCCAAATCGCTCGACAACACCGACGTGCGGCGCCCGCCGATCGAGATGTTCGCGGCATCGACCGACGTGTTCGACGCGATGCCGTTCGAGGGCCTCAAGGGCTCGGTGTTTCAGTTCTATCGGCAGGCGGTGCTGATGACGCCGGCGTTCCGCGCCATCAACGAGGCCTCGTCGTCCGGGCACAACTTCATCACGCCGCTCCAGGAGTCGACCGCCATCATCGACCACGACATCGATGTCGATCGCGCCATCATCGACCGTCACGGTCCCGAGCGGCGCACCTACGAGCAGCAGATGGGCATGACGTCGTTCGGTCAGCTGTGGGCGACCACGGTGATTTCGGGCGACCAGTCGATCAATCCGCGGGTGTTCAACGGCATGCGGGTGCGCGCCACCAAGTACGGCCGCGACGTCCACAACACCGCCACCTCGGGCGGCGCCGCGCTGTCGCTGTCGAACCTCGACCAGACCATCAACCTCGTCAACAAGCCGACCCACATCATCGCGCCGTATCTGTCGCGGCCGCTGTGGATCCAATTGGCGCGCACCCAGTCGCTGTCGGGCTTTGTGATGCAGGAGTTCGATATCAGCGGCGCCAAGGGCGTCGGCGGCCTCAAGGCGAGCTACGCCGGGCTGCCGTTCTGCTGGGGCTACCCGAAGGACGATCATCCCTACATGCTCGACTTCAACGAAGTCGCATCGGGTGGTGGCGCCGCGGTCACCGCGTCGCTCTACGTCGTGTCGTTCGGCGAGGGCCGCCTGCGCGGGCTGCAGCTGCGCCCGCTCGAGGTCCACGACATCGGTCTGCTGCAGGACGGCAAGACCTTCCGCACCCACATCAACTGGGACGTCGGCATGGTCGACGAACACAAGTACTGCATGGCCCGGCTCGACTCGTGGACAAACGCCCCTATAGTCGCGTAATTACAAAGGGTTACGATGAGCTTGCCGCTTACCATGGAAAGACTTCGGCACTGCCTGGACTACGATCCGGGCAGCGGAGAATTTCGCTGGAAGCGTCCGAATACCAACCGCCTCAAGCCGGGCGATCGGGCGGGGACGGTGGACGGCAAGGGCCACATCCAGATGCGGCTGGACGGCGTTCAGTACTCCGGGCATCGCCTCGCGTGGTTCTGGGTTCACGGGGAGTGGCCGACCGCTGAGATCGATCACAAGGATCGGGATCGCGCGAACAACCGGATCGACAATCTTCGGCAGGCGACCAAGTCGCAGAACCGGATGAATACGGTGGCTTTTGCCAACAATAAAAGTGGTTTCAAAGGGGTCCATCCCTCTGGTGGAAATTCCAAGAAGCCATGGAGAGCGACCATCAATCGCGGCGGCGCAAGACTTAATCTCGGCCGCTTTGCGACCGCCCAGGAAGCCCATTCCGCGTATCTGACCGCGGCCAATCGTTTGTTCGGCGAATACGCCAGCCCAGCCTAAGGGAGATGGAGCGATGGCTCTACAAGACCGCACTTATCATCGCGACATCAACCTGCAGGTCGGTGATGGCGCCGCGGCGCTCGCCGCGTCGGGCTTTGCCCAGGTCGGTGGCGTCACCGGCGTCGTCGACCTCGGCGGCAACCAGGGCACCAACCCGAAGCAGCAGGCGCGTTTCGACGGCGTGATGCTGGTCGACGTCAGCGCGCTCAACACCGGCGCCGGCTTCAGCTACGGGTTCAAGGTGGTCGGCTCCAACGATCCCGCCCTGGCCAGCGGCAACGCCGTGCTCGGCGCCGCCGATGTCGGTGCCGGCGCCTCGCTGCCGATCCCGGGTGGCGGCACCAGCCCCGCCGCCCCGGGCTCGATCGAGGTTTTCTTCACCACCAACCAGCTGGGCGTTCTCTACCAGTATGTCGGGCTCTACGTCGTCCTCGGCGGCGCCGGCTCGACGACCTTCAGGGCCTTTGTCTGCACGCTTCCGAGGACCTGATGTACACCGAGCACGACATCAAGCCGAACGGCATGGTCGAAATCTGGGACCTCGGCCCGGTGCGACCGATCGCCCCCGATCCGCCGATCGAGCCGAAGAAGACCGGGCGCGGCGCCGACGATGCCGTGGCGATGCAGAACTACGAGGATGCGCTCACCGACTACAAGCGCGACCTGGCGCGCTACGCCAGGGACAAGCGCGAGTTCGACGACCACCGTCTCAATGTCGCCGGCCCGATCAAGGATGAGTGCTGGCCGCACGAAGGCAATCACCGGATCGAGGTCCAGTCGGAGCGCTGGGCCAAGGATTTGCCGCCGGGCATGAAGCCGGGCCGGGCGCATATCGAGGCCGAGGCGGTCGCGGCCAAGCGCGCCGAGGAAACCGCGAAGATCAAGGAGCGCGATCCGCACATGGGCAAGGGCAAGGTCGACGCATGAAGCGTTGCGGCCTACGCCGTGGGTTCATCACGCTGACGTTTTGACGGCCACGTTTCACGTGAAATGTGGGTTTCCTCCCTGGACTGGCCGCGGCGGCGTTGTCGCGGCAATTTTTTAGGAGGCCGAACGTGCCCACGACTGTCTATGCGCCGCTGCAGCCGGCTTCTGGTCTTGCCCGCGCCGTCACCCCGCCGAGCGGCAACGTCTATACCCTCAATGGTTCGGGCGTAGTCGTCTCGGCCGATGTCGATACCCCGTGGTTCTTGAGCCAGGGCTTTGTGGCGGCACCGACCGGGGCGCTCTATATGCCGTTCGATGTCGATCGCGGGATGGCCCGTCAGGTTACCAACCCCAACACCGGCAACAGCTACATCTTCAACAGCGCCGGCTTCACCATCACCGCCATCGTCGCCGCTGACCTGCCCTGGTTTCTTAATCAGGGCTACACCAAGGTCCCGGCCGGTACTGTCCTGGCCGAGCCGCCGGGGCCGAGCCAGGCCCTTCCGGGCCCCATGACCAATCCAGCCACCGGCAATTCCTACGTCGTCAATGGCCGCGGCTTTGTTGTCGCTCAAGCCGCCGATGTGGGCTGGCTTACAGCCCAGGGCTTCTCGCCAGTCCTCGCCGGCACCCTCCTCGAGGCCGATGAAAAGCCCAAGGCTGACGAGGAGCCCGAGGCCGACGAGGAGCCGCAACCGCAAAAGGCGAAGAGAAAGACGTGATACGTGGTCTCGACCGTCTTCGCACCGCCGGGGCCGGCTGCCGGGTCAGCCCGGCAAGTCACCAACCCCAACACCGGCAATAGCTACGCCTTTAATGGCCAGGGCGCGGCGGTCGTTGCCGACGCCGATACGCCGTGGTTTTTGACGCAGGGCTACACGACGACACCGGACGCCGGCTCAGGCGTGGTCGTCTATGCGCCGCTCGGGCCGGACCAGGCGCCGGCCCGTCGGGTCACCAATCGCAACACCGGCAACAGCTACGTCTTCAATGGCTATGGCGCCGCTGCCGTCGCGACGGCCGACCTGCCGTGGTTCCTGAGCCAGGGCTACGTGCAATTGCCGTCCGGTACTGTGATGCAGGAGCCGCTGCAGCCGAGCCAGGCATCGCCCGGCGTCATCGTCAATCCAGCCACCGGCAACACTTACGTCGTGAACGGCCGCGGCTTTATCGTCGCCCAGGCCGCCGACGTCTCCTGGCTCCAGACGCTCGGCTTCGCGCCGGTCACTGGCGGCACCCCGGTGCTCACCCGGTTTTCCGTCTCGGCGCCATCGGCGGCAACGGCCGGCACGCCGTTCAGCGTCACCGTCACCGCGCTCGATCAGTTCGGCGCGACGTTCCCTGGCTATGCGGGCACGGTGCATTTCACTTCGACCGACGGCGCCGCGGTGCTGCCGGCAAACAGCACGCTCACCGCCGGCGTCGGCACGTTCTCGGCGACGCTCAACACGGCCGGCAATCAGACCATCACGGCGACCGATACGGTGACCACTTCCGTCACTGGCACCTCGGGCGTGATCGCGGCATCTACGCCAGCGTTCCCGCCGCAGGTTGGCGGCGTCAACCCAACGCTGTTCGGCGACTTCGCCGGCAGCCAGTACTGGGCCGCTGGCGCCGTTCAGCCGAGTTTCGCCGCTTGGATGACTGCCATCGGTGCCACTTATTCCCGGGCCTCAACTGCAACCTACCTCCAGGCCGGGGTCGTCCAGACCGCTGCGGCTAATGTGGCTAGGTTCCCAACCAGCCTTGCCGGGGTGCCCCAGGGCATCCGATTGACCGGGGCGCAAACGGAACTTTGTTTGCAAAATCGCGATCTTACAAATACGTCATGGACGAAGACCAATGTGACGGCCGCCAAGGACCAGACGGGAGCCGATAGTGTTGCGAATGCGGCTTCGAGCCTTATCGCAACGGCAGCGAATGCCACGGCCCTTCAATCGATCACCGATGGCAGCTCAGTCCGTACCATGGGCGCGTATGTAAAGCGCATCACCGGAAGCGGGGCTATTAACATTACGCAAGACAACGGGTCCACCTGGACGCCGATCACGATTACGGGTGCGTGGTCATTCTATTCGCTCCCGAGCGCTACACTTGCAAACCCGGTAATAGGTTTTCGTATCGTCACCAATGGCGATGCGATTGCAGTTGATTATGTCAGCGAACGTGACGCTGCGTTCATTTCAGACGTAATCCCCACCACCACTGCGACGGTGACGCAGGCGGCGGACAGCTTCACCTTCCCGTTCACGCAGACGACGTTCACGGCGCTGGTGAAGAGCAACAATCAGGCCATTGTGCCGGCCAACGGCGTCCTCTTCGGAGGCAGTGGCACCGGGTCTAATGCGTATATCTTCATACAGGCGAATAATACTACGAACTTCTCCACTTATAATGCTGTAACAACTCTTAGTTCGACTTACGCGGGCGGACTAACGCCATCTCACAAGACGGCGATTAGCGGAAGCGGCGCGGGTCGCAGCATCACAACCGACGGCGCTGTTCCTGTCACGGATGGCGGTTCACTAACAGCAGTGACGCCCACGGTGGCTGGCTTGGGAAACTACGGTAGTACCAGCATTTCTCCTGTATATGGCAATATTGAACAGTTCGGCACTTGGAACGGCATTGTCGCAAGCAGTGCTGACTTGATAGGGCTGACCACATGATCGACCACATGGGTGGTTTCGCCGACGAAGCAACGGCTCTGGCTTACCCGGAGTGGGCGCAGTATCACAATCCGGCCACCGACACTTCGCCCAGCGGCTGGGACCCGTCCCGCTGCATCACCAACATTCTCATCTGGGACCCGGCGTTCGACACCACCGATCCCGACACCGGCGGCATCGTGCATCAGCCCTACGACTTCATCTGGCGCGTGATTGTCTCACTGCCGGAAGCCTCGGACGCGCTGCTTGCGTCATCGCCCACCCAGCTGGTGATCGACCACGACACCGGCGAGGTCCTGCTGACGCGCTACTTCACCGAGGCCACGTTCCAGCGGCTGTGGATGCAGCCGATCTTCGTCGGCTCGAAATATCCGTTCCAGGATGGCCAGGGTGGCATGATCCCCTGAGCCCGGTGCTTTGCCGGCTTTTGCGCGTGAGCGCAGAAACTGGCGATGTTCGAATGGCCCCTCGACAAGCTCGCCCTGATCAATCGGGCGCTCGACCAGACCAACGACAACAATGTTGCCGTGGCCGACGACGGCTCGGACGAGTGGAAGGCCGCCTCGTCGCCCTACGAGACCAGCCTCGCCTCGATCTGCGAGCGCCATCCATGGTGCTGGACCCGCACCATGAGGGTGCTGCAGCCGGCGCCCAATCCGCCGAGCGACCCATACTGGGATACGGCCTACAATCTGCCCGCCGACCTCGTGCACTTGATCTACGCCCGCATCGAGGACCTGCCCTGCATCTACCAGATCATGAAGGGTCCCGACGGGTCGCCCAAGCAGCTTTGCCTCAACGCGCAGGGCGGGCCGCCGGCGCCGATCCCGCCGCAGGTGCCGGCGCCGGTGTCGATCCTCTACATCTCGTCGAACACCAGCGACATCCAGAACGCAACACCGCTGCTGGTCGAGGCGCTGCTCAAGTTCACCATCGCCGGCATTTATCGCGGTCACCACGAGGACGAGGACCGCGCCACCAAGATGGACGCCGAGGCGGCGATCGTCCTGCGCGAGGCGATGGCGCGGCATGACCAGCAGATGCCCAAGCGCGCGCTCTACAATTCTCGCTTGGCGGCATCGCGCCGCATGCGCCGGCCGTGGCCGCCGACGCCGGGAGGATGGTTCGGCACGGGCGTGCCGAGTGTCGGCAATGTTGCCGGCGGCGCCCCAGCACCGCCATCGTCGTCATCGCCAACGCCAACGTGTCCGCCCCCTGTCTGGGATTGAGCCATGGCGTCGACTATCGACCCCAACGTCCCGGTTCCCGGCTCGCTGGTGGAAGAGAGTGGGCCGGCATTCCGTGCGAACTGGCAGCGCGCGATCAACGACATCAACGCGCTGATCGGCGGTGGCGGCGGCGGCGGCAGCAATACCGTTGCCACCAAAGCGGCACTGGCTGCGCTTGCCATTCCCGTCGGTGCCTCAAGCGTCTATCTGGCCGACACCGTGATCGGTGGAATGTTCATGTGGAGTTTGGCAAACATGTCCGCGGCGGTTGCCGCCGATCCTGAGCAGGGCCTGTTTGTCGCGCCGTCGTCCGCATCGAGCGGGAGCAGCGGCGCCTGGGTGCGCATGTTCGAAGAATGGATGAATGCGAAATGGTTCGGCTTTGTCGGCGACGGCGTCGTCAATTTGGTGAACCCGCCCTATGCGCAAGGGACGGTGATAGTGTGTTCCTATACAACCCAAGTCGTGTCCGGCACCGACAACAGCATAGCTTGGCTCAATATGCTGCAGACGATGCGGTATCTTTCCAGCCTCGGTGTTTTTGTCAAAGTGAATTTTCCGCCCGGCAGCTACAATTTCAATCTGGACACGATGGCAACCAACGCTACCAACGGTGTTGGCGGGTTCTATGGCATTCGCAAGCTTCACATCAAGGGATATGAAGCGGTCTTCACCAACACCTATAATGAAACCGTCAGCGGATCGAAGTACACCGGTCAGCCGTGGCTCTACATGTGTAATTCGCTGGTCACCGGCCCGAATTGGGCCGGTGACGGCGTTATTGCGGCGGGACCCAACCAGCCGTTGGGGTTCCTCATCAACGATGTGCAGATTAGCGACAAGCAGGTCGTGCTGCAGACGCCGGCCCGGACGTCTTATTTCAACATCGGCGAATGGGTGATGATCGCCGGTCTCGACATCCAGATGTCTGGGTTCCCGTTCAATGCACAATTTAATCAGCGGATGCAAATCCTCGACATCAATGCGTCGACCGGGGCCATAACGATGGTTCAGGCGTCGAAGTATCAGATATTGTCGACGTTCACCGATTTCATCGCGCCTGGAGCGCCGGAGATGAGCCGCTGCGGCAAGGCCCGGATTTGGAAGCTCGATACGACCGGATATGGCTATGGCAATCAGCCGAACTATTGGGATCTCGATCACACCTATGAAGGTATCCAGGTCAACATACCGCCAGGGGCGCTCGGCGGCGTTTATACGTCGCTGGTGGGTCGCAGGTTCACCACCATAAACTGGAAGGGCGCAGGGTTCTCGGAGAGCCTGTGCGATGAGCACATCGCCATCGGCGACCATTATTGGGGTGGGACAGAGATCGACAAGGACGTCGGTCACCTCGTTTATCGCAATTGTGTATTCGAGTTCGGTTCGGTGGCGCAGTCATCCAGCGTCGAGAAGATCGAATATTACGGCTGCATCATCTGCGGGCTCGGAACGGGAGCGAAGGAAACGGTCATCGATAATTGCGAGATATTGCCGAATGTCAGCGGCGGCGGCCTGACCAACGTGATTAATTTCGGCGCCAAGCAGGGCGGTGGTGGCGTCGTATCCATTCGCAACAGCAAGCTGGAGACGTATCTTCCCAATATCCACGAGCCTCTCATCCTCGATGGCACCACTCCATTCACCATCAGCACCGACGGCTCTACGCCGATCACCTACGCCAATGGTCAGTTCATTCTGAACAAGGCCAATGCCGCCGGCTTGCCGGTGACGTTCTCCGGTCTTCCAGGGCAATACGTGGTTCTCGTTCCAGCGGACGCGCTCGCCAGTCAGTTCCCCGGCGACATCGGCGTCGGCCTCATCATGAGCTACACCGAGGATGCCACCAACCTCTACATGAACACAACGTTGCCGTACGCGACGCTGCCGGCCTTTGCCGTGTCCGGCGTCCAGGCAACGATGTCCAGGGTGTTCGGCCCAAGCGTGTTGTTCCAGAATTGTAACGGCAGCGATCAGGCCCGCCTCGTCAGCGAGGCCAATGCCAACGGCTACGACTATTGGAACTACAAGACCTACACCATCAACGGCCTTGCGACGCCCGGTCGACTGGCGGGGTGGCAGGGCAATGTGATCGCCGCTGACATCGAAGTCATTCGGCCGAGCGCAAATGTCAACGACGTCATTAATTTCAGCTGGCCCGGGCGCACACCAGCGGTCGGTGGTTTTGTCAACCTTGGTAACGTGCTGCTTCAGATCAACTGCGGCGTCGCCGGCAGGCGGATCGTCACTCAGAACGCCTTCATCGGCAAAGCGCCAAACGATTTCGTCAGCGTCAACGCCGTTACCCAGCCGTATCTTCCGACCAATGCCCTTGCATTTGACCTTGCCCAGTGGGGCGCCAACTCGTTCGGCTCCAATTTATGGCAGTCGCCGCTGATCAAGGCGACATTCATGTTCGACACCGGACAGCTGCGAAAGGTGCTGACGACCCAATTCCATGAGACCTCGTCGGGAGTGATGCTGCCTGTCCAGGGGACGCTGGTATGAGCATCAGAACGCTGCTTGGCATCACCGATGCGATGAACAAGGGCCTTGTTGGCCCACCGACAACTGTGGTCACGCTCGTCAATGGCCTTAACTCGAACATTCCCGCACCAGCGACCGGTCGCATCCGTATCGCCGGCCCGACGGGGGCGTTTACGATTGGCGGCATTCTCGGTGGGACGGACGGTCGTATCATCCAGATATACAGCCCGCTGGCGTTCGTGATGACGATTGCAAACGAGGACGGTTCGACGTCGCCAGCGCAGTGGCGCATTCGGACGTTGACAGGTGCAAACGCGGCCATGCGCGCCGGCCCGTCTTTTGTGGTCCTGAGTTTCGACGGCGCCGAGGCCGGTCCGGGCCGGTGGATACTGATGAGCACCAATGGGGGAGCGCTGTAATGTCGCCCGTCCAGATCGTCACCGCGCAGCGCGACTTCTCGGCCGGTCAGGTCGATCCCAATGTGAAGCGCAACGAGGATCACCCGGCCTACAAGGCCGGGCTGCGCCAGTGTATCAACGCACGCCAGCTCAACACCAAGGGCCTCGCCAACCGGTTCGGCCGCTCGGCGCAATTCCTCGACGGCCCGCGCGTCGAGGAAATCCTGATGGGGCCCGGCTTCCCGTTCCTGCTGTGCTTCGCCGCCGGCCAGCTGCAGCTGCGCCAGATGAACGGCACCGTGGTGTTCACCGCCACCGGCTTGCCGTGGACCGCGGCAAACGTCAGCCAGATCGTCTGGTGCATCCTGCAGTCGCAGCTGTTCATCACCTTCCCCGGAATGCAGCCGCGGGTGATCACCTGGACCGTCAACACCTCGACGTTCGCGATCGCGCTCTACAACGTGCTGGTCCTCGGGACCCAGAAGCGGGCGCCGTTCTATCGCATCGCGCCGCACGACATCACGCTGCTGCCGGGCATCGCCGGGAGCGGCAGCGGCGGCGTCGGGATCAGTCTGACGTTCTCGGCCAATGTCCTCGACCCCGGAATGGTCGGCACCTACATCCGCTACATCGATCGGGAAATTCTGATCACCAGCGTCACCGATGCCCAGCATGGCAGCGGCACCGTCATGGAGACGCTGTATGCCGGCGTTCAGATCAACACCAACAGTGCCCAGGACATCCGGACCATTGCGACCGTCGGTGACGTGGTCATCGGCGCCGTCAGCGGCAGCAAGATGCAGATCGTCTCGTTCGGCGGCGCGGCCAACTTCACCGCCCAGCTGCTCAACGGCGTCTACCCGCTGATCGGCGCCGCCGACGAACTGGTGTCTCCTGGCGGCGGTCTCGGCACGGCGACGGCGGTGACGCCAATGGCGTCCCAGGCGGTGACATTGTGGGACCAGGAGGTGATCAACGCCTTCCAGGGCTGGCCGGCATCGTGCTTTGCCGATCAGCAGCGTCTCGGGCTGTGCAATATCCCGCGGGTGCCGTCCGGCGTCATCTGGTCGGCGATCGGCTCGCCGTTCGATCTCTACATCCCGTCGCTCGGTCTCACCGCGGACAATGCCATCTTCGAGTTGGCGCCCGGCAAGACCCAGGTCTATTTTGTGGTGGCCGGCGCCGAGAGCGACGAGTTCGTATTCGGCGACAACGCCACCTACTGGATACCGATCAACGTCCAGAACCCGCTCAGCGCGACCGGCGCGGTGGTGTTCAACCGCATCGACGAGGGCGCGGCACCGGTGCAGCCGCGGTTCTTTCGCGGCGCCATCATCTACGTCAACGCCGCGGCAAACCAGATACGCGCCATGGCGGCGACCGGTGCCTATAATAGGCCTTACGAGGCGCGCGATCTCTCCGAGTTGCACCGCGCGCTGCTGATCACGCCGGTCGCCATTGCCTGTCCCGACGGCGATGACCCGCTGTTCTCGGAGCGCTACATCTACATCCTCAACGGCGACGGCTCACTGGCGGTCGGCTATGTCGACATCGAGAACGGCCAGCTCAAGGCGCCGCCTGGTTTCGTCCGTTGGACCGGTGTCGGCAGCATCAGCTGGGTCGCGTCGCGCCTTAACGACGTGTGGTTCACCACGAATTATCCCGGCGCGACGGGGCCGTTGGCCGAACTCAGCAATCCGCTGCGCTTCATGGACGCGAGCATTACCGTCAATGCGCCGCCGCTTCAGTTGGTGCCGCCGACCGGAAAGGGCCCGCTGTGGTGGGCGCCGAGCCAACCGGTGTCGCTGCTCGACAAGGGCCTGCGTCAGATGGGCGTCTACCAGGTCGATGCCAACGGCTTCATCGTCCCGCAGTTCATCGGCGGTGAGGACCTCACCTCGCCGCAGCTGGTCGCCGGCCAGATGTGGACCGGCACTATCGAGCCGTTCATCCCATCGTCGGGGCCCGGCCAGGACATCAAGCAGCGCATGCTCCGCCGCCGGGTGTCGCGTCTGTCGTGCTATTTTTCCAATAGCACCGGCTTTCTGTTCGTGCGCATGTATTCGGGGCCGCAGCTGCCGACGTCGCCGGCGCCCGGCACGGTGATGGGCTTCTATCGGGTGGCGACATACCTGATGGGCGACGACCCAACGCAGTCGGCGCCGGTGCGCGAAGGCGCCGAGTTCTGGCGGCCCAAGGGGCGCGCCTACGATCCGCGGATCGCAATCGTCAAGGATACCGTCGGGCCGTTCACGGTTTTGGAGATCGGCACCGAGGTGACCGTATAGGAGGGTTCAGATGGGCAGCCTCGCGTCGGCCGCCTCGGTCGGCTCCTCTGGCCTCAAGGCCTATGGCGATATCGTATCGGCGCAGGGGACCGCTGCCGGCCAGCGATATCGCGCCGAGACATTGCAGCAGACGGCGCAGCGCACCCGCGTTGCGGCGGTGCAGACCGGCGCCGCTGAAAGCGAACAGCTCGCTTCGACGCTCGGCAACATCCGCGCCGCGCGGGCGGCCGCGCGTGGCGACCCGACCTCGCCGATGGCGGCGGCCTACAGCGATATGCAGGAGGACCTCGGGCTGACCAAGAAGTCGATCGACGTCGACAACCTCGTGGCCAAGGCGAACCAGGACGACAGCGACGCGCTCTATCTGCAGAGCACGGCAAAGTATGCGCTGCTGTCCGGCGACATCGCCGCCGGGTCCGACATGCTCAAGGCGATTTCAGGCGCGCTGACGCCGCCGACCGGCGGCACCGGTCTGCCCACGGGGGGCTAAATGGCCGACACGCTTCAAGTCACACGGCCCTCTTCGAACCTACCGAGCGTCGGCGTCCCCAGCTCGACCACCCAGCCGATCCAGTACAACTTGTCGGCCAGCGATATCGCGTCGCCTTACAAAATGATTGCGCAGGCCTCCGAGAAGGCGAGCGAGGGGCTCGAAGCCATCTCGGTGCCGCTGGCGGTGGGTGAGGCCGACAAGCTGGTGCGGCGCGACGATCAGAACAACCTCGTCGTCGACAGTCTGCCGCCGCTGCTCGGTAGCGCCGCGCGGGCGGCGCGGATGACCATCGCCGGCAAGCTGCAGCCGCAGATCGAGAACGACCTCCTCCAGGAAAGGCTCAAGACCCCCTACGACCCGGAAGGGTTCAAGCGCGCCGCCGATGCCTACAAGGTCAAGCTGATGAAAAACATCGGCAGCGACCCCGCGCTGCAGCTCGGCGTCGGCCGGATGGTTGACAACATCTCCACCCAGAATGTGCGCTCGACCATCACTGCCAAGGACGAGCACGACACGCTCGACCAGAAACAGACCTACGAGGCGCGGGAGAAGGAGAACGAGGAGCAGATGTCCCTGCTCGCGCGCCAGGAGGGCGGCACCGGCACGCGGGAATACAAGGCGCTGTGGCAGAGCTATCAGACGTGGCTCGACGAGCAGGTCGCCAACCCGAAGATGAAGATGGCTCCCGAGCGCGCCCGGCTCAAGATGATGGAGCTGTTCGACAGCAACGAAGGCCAGAGCGTGATCGGCGACACCCAGCGCTGGTATCAGGCGCACAAGGGCGAGGATGGCGCCAAGGCCGGAGCATATCGGCGGCTCGGTGAGGCCTTCCTCGGGCCCGACACCCAGCTCCAGCACATCCCGATCGAGAAGCGGCTCCACTATATCGGCCAGGGGAAGCAGGCGCTCGACATGCTGACGGCGAAGGACACCGATGCCATCGGCGATCACCGCAGGCTGGTCGACTTCACCACCAACGACATCATCGAGACGCCCGGCCACTACGACGAGCGCAAGGTCGACAACATGATCCAGCGCGCGAAGGACCTCGACGACGTCAAGACCGTGAAGCGCCTCCAGGTGTTCAAGACGCAGTATCCGCTCATCCAGCAGTTGGGCACCATCACCGACCCGGTGAAACGGGCGGAGATCATGCGCAAGCTTCTGCAGTTCAAAATTCCTGACGTTGGGGAGTAACCGCGGTGCCCGATATCGACGTCGATGTCAGCCAGGACGGCGCCACGGAATGGCTGTGGCGCAAGCTGCTCATGAAGGGAAAAGCGGATGCGACGCGCGATGCTCCAGGCATGGTCAAGCGGCTGGAAGAGCGGATGGAAAATCCGGACGTCCAGTTCAGTCCCGAAGAGCTGAACGATGCCCGCGAGACAGCAGAGAACGCCGGCGATAGCAAACTGGCCAACCGCGTGCAGGCGATTGCGGGCTCGATGGAATTGGTCGGCCGCACGCCCCCGGGCGCGATGGCGCTGCAGATCGAGAACATGCGGCGCATGCGGGCGCAGGGCGTATCGCCAGAGAAGGAGGCGATGTTCCAGCTGGCGGACAAGGTCTTTGCGGCCCGCGACAAGCAGCTCCACGATGATCCGTTGATCGGGGCATACAACGCCCACCTGATCGGCGAGAAACCCGGCGACCTCGATCTCAACGACCCTGGGGTCGGCGTCGAAATGACGAAGCGCGGAACGCAGGCGAAGCAGCTGCAGACCGCGTTCCTGCAGCAGGGTGGCGTGCCGTTCGGCCCGGTCAAGACGATCGGCGGCCAGGATGCCAAGCGCATCGCGCAGCAGATCATGTACGACGACCCCGAGAGGGCGGCGAAGTTTCTGCAGCTGCTCCCGACCACCATGAGCAACGACGACTTCTATGCGACGATGACACAGCCGGACATCAAGGAGGGCCTCATCGGCGCCACGCGCAGCACCGATCCCAACCGTCTCGGTGTGGTGAAGGCGGCGTTCGATACGCTGCAGTCACTGCAGAGCAAGTCCGCCGCCGACTATGCGAGGGACTTCAAGGACGTCAGCAAGGATGTGAGCAGCTTTGCCGGCCTGCAGGGCCTTCCACTGGCGCAGCGCGTGCAGATGGTACAGCCGGCGGTCAGCACTGAGATGGAGAATGCGCGCAAGCGAAACCTGGAGAAGGCAACCGAGGAGCTGAAGCGCAGTTTCGGAACGAGGGAGGTCGATCCGACCGAAATCGCCTATCAACTTGGCCATTCTTATTTTGGCAACATCACACGACTTGGCGGCGGTGCCCAGCCACGCCTGCCTCCCGATGAACTCCAACAGAATGCTTTGTCGGAGGACTGGAGCACCACCTACAAGGGTTACCGTGAGGTGGGTCTGTCGAAAGACAAGGCGTTCGAGAAAACCAGAGAGGATATGGGCGGGCGATGGATACCCTCGGTGGCGAACAACAGCCAGCTGATGACCGACGCGCCCGAGCTGCATTATCCCAAGATCGGCGGCACCTGGGACTGGACCAAGGACGACGTGATGCAAAACCTGACGCGCGTGCTCGGCCCGGCGACGACGCCACCGGCGAAGGGATACTTTGCGCAGGTGGCCGAGGCGATGCGGACGAGCGCGACAATGGAGACCTCTCCTGGCTCGGAGCTGCCGGGAACGCCGAAGTGGACGTTCTCCAAGCTGGTCCCCGGCAAGGAAGTGCCGGGCAAGGGCATGCCGTATCAAATCTGGTACCGCGACGATCGCGGGAAGGAGCAGCCGCTCATCGAGCCTGGAACGGGCAGCTCCTGGATCACCCTCGATCCGGGCCAGCCGCGCACCGGCACCTCGGAGCCGACCGGACACTATGCCGAGTATGAGGCCAAGCAGCTGCAAGGGGCCATGCGCAAAGACGAGATGAGCGAAGGTGTGATGTCCGGTCCCGTCACGGGGCCCATTGTCGGCGGGCTCGGCCGGCTCAACCTGCTGCCGCCGCCGCTGCAGAACATGGCCAATCATGCGAGGTGGCGCGATGGCGGACAATGATAACCAGGCCACCGGCACCCAAGTCCCTGATGCCAACGACTTCACCAAGTTCTACAACACGCAGCTCTCGCCACCGGAGCAGGCGAGCTATGACGCATGGGAAAAGGATCAGTCGGACAAGATCGGGCGCGACGTCCATCGGGAGATGTACGACTACGACATGCAGGGCTACTGGCGCGCCAACATCGGCGACACCGACGAGGGCCCGCAGCTCGGCCAGGGCCATCTCACCGATGCGTTCAAGAAGCCAAACCACCCGACATTTTCGGACGAGAGCCAGTATCACGGCGTTGCCGGCAATGTGGGCGGGCACTGGCGTGAGATACCCACTGTGCAGGCGGAGGACGGTGAGCCCCAGTATTCGTTCAAGCCCGGCGCGACCAACCTGGAACACCACGGGGCCGACGGGCTGCGGAGCTATTTTGACAGCGTCGAGAAGCCCCATGGCAATGATGTCGAGCTGCCGGGACCGGCGCCGCAAGTAACTCCGGGTGGCTCAAGCTATCTCGCAAACCAGCGCGCCCGGTTTGGCGAGGAAATGCAGGCAAATCCTCAATTGCGCGGCCGACTTCGTGCGATCCTCAGTCTGGAGAATGAGGGCGCTGGCCCTGGTGTCCCCGAGAGCCTGATGAACCGCATGTCGATGACCGGCGACAGGCTCGAACAGGGCATGGGTGGCGGAGCAGGCAGCTTTTACGGTCCAGTGCGAAAAGGCCTCGTAGAGCCGCGGATGAGACAGATCGAGCGTGATCCTGCGTGGCGGGACAGGCTCGACCGGTCGATTGACCAGGCGTTGGGCGGCTCCAATGTCATTAAGGGTCACACCGATCAAGGAAGCGCCGGTGATCCAAATTATTACACTGGCGGGGTTGGGGTGAACATCAACGGGGAGCGGTTCAACCATTGGGGTGGCTACCGGGGCGTGGATTATTCACGACAGTGGACCGAGAACCAGCAACGGAACGTGGCGGAAGGCGGGTTCGGCGACATGGCCGATGATGCACGGTCCGTGGCTGCTACCCGCATGCGGCGCGCCGTGCGCCCTGAGGGTGGCCGTCGAGAGGGCGCCGCCACTGACGTCGCCACCCATATTATTCCGACCATGGCACGAGGCGTCGTCAGCAGTGCACTTGCGGGCCCGAAGGCCATGGAAGAGGTATTTGCTGGCGACCTTGATCCGACGAGCCCCGAAGGCATTGCGGCAGCGCGAAGCATTGCGTTGGGCACGGTTGGCCGGCCGGCCATGAAACCGTCGCTCGGCAGCGGAGTGGCTCTGCCTGGAGCCAAGGAGGTCGCCACCGAAGCCGCCAAACAACCAATCAGAGAGCCCGAGCGGAGATCGCGCGATGAACCGCGCGCTGCGCCGCCGGCCCGTCTTCCCGATGCCTCTGAAATCAAGGCCCCACCGAAGAGCGGAAAGCGATCAAGGGCAGCAGATCGAGCATAGCCAATGCCTTTCATTTCCGACGAGGAGCTTGGCTTCCGTCCCGTTGTTCCATTGCCGGCCGAGCCACCGCGCCCGCCGGCGGATGAAATTTTCAACGCCTCGCTGCGGCAAAGCAACTGGCTGGTCTCGGCGCTGACGCGGATGGCCAACACGCCGCCCGGCGGCTTCCCCATGGTCGACGGCTATCGCCCCTGGGACGAGGTCAAGAAAAATCCGCTCTGGCTGCAGTATGCCGATGAGTTTGCCGGTTCGCGCTCGCCTGAGCAGTCGGCAGCGATCGGCCGCGGCCTGGAGCAGCGCGAGGCCGACCACAAGACGCTCGCGGCCTCGGGCGGCCTCGGTGTCATCGCCGGCGCCTATAGCGGGCTGATGGACCCCACTCTGGCGCTGCCAGGCAGCATCGCCATCAAGGCGCTCAAGGAGGGGCCCGCCATCGTGCGCGGCGCCATCCAGGTGGGCATGGGGGCGGCCACCCAGCAGAGCGCCCAGGAGGCGCTGTTCGCCACCCAGCAGCCGGGCGCACGCACGGCGGAGGACCGCGTCTATAGCATCGGCAGCGCCGCCATCATTGGCGCCCTGCTCGGCACCGGCGCCGCTTTCATGTCGCCGGCGGACCGTGCCGCTGCTACTGCCTCGATGGATGCGAGCCGCGCCAGGGTCGACGCGCATGTAATGGGGGTGCCGTCGTCGGGCCCGGGCGTGGACCTCGGCGAGGGCGCGGCCGGGCGTCTCGCGCAGAGCGACAATGTCGCCACGCGGCGCGCGCTCAACGAGCTGCTCGGCGATGCGGCCGTCGGCAAGGTCGGCACCGAGGGCAAGCCGTCGACGCTGAGCGGCGGCCCACCGCTCGACCGCACGGTCGGCACCCAGCAGGAGGCCGCGCAGACCAAGCTCCACGATGCGATCAGCGAGGCGTGGACCGAGCACAATTTGAAGGAGAAGGCGGAGGGCGCCGCGCAGCTGCCCTACGAGGATTTCTCCAGGGCCGTCGCCGATGCGGTGATGGCGGGCGGTAAGCACGAGCTGCCGCAGGTCCAGCGCGCCGCCGGCGACTTCAAGACCTTCCTTGACGGGTGGGGCGCCCGCACTACCGAGCCCGCGCCGCCGCCGATCGAGGGCGAGGGATCATTCCCGCGCCTGTGGGACAAGCCCACGATCACCGCCGACCGTGAGAAGTTCGAGGCGCAGCTCACCGACCACCTCGCCGCCAACCAGAAGCCGGAGGCCGCCGCTGCGGCAGAGGCGCCGAAACCAGAGCCGCCGAAGTCCAGTGCCTTCTCGGGCTACTCCTACGACGAGGCGACCAAGACGATGGAGGTCACCTTCAAGACGGGGAAGACCTACGTCTATGAGGGGGTGCCGAAGGACGAGTACGAGAAATTCGCCGCTGCGCCATCGGCGGGGAAGCACTTCAATGCGAACATCCGGCAGGCCTACAAGGGCCGCCTCAAAGAGGCGGTGGAGAAGCCGGAGCCCAGGCCCATGGGCACGCCCGACGCTTCCATGCAGGCGCTGCGCGCCCAGGCCAAGAAGGCGACCGACGACATCCTCGCCACCCCCGACGGCCAGGTCGCGCGCGGCCCGGGGCTCGATGTCTCCAATGCGTTTGCGCGCAACTGGATCGAGCGGGACATCGAGAAGGTGGCACAGGCCTATCTGCGCACCGTCGCGCCGGACGCAGTCATGGCCGAGCGAGTGGGTGATCCCACCGGCAAGCCGCTGCTCGACGCCGTCACCGCGGACTATGCCGAGAAGATCGCCGCCGCCGAGGCCGGGGGCCCGGGCGGCCCCACCGAGATGTCGAAGCGGCTGGAGAAGCATCGCGACGCGGACCTCGCCGACCTCCAGACCCTGCTCGACCGGGTGAGCGGCAATCATGGCATTTCGTCGGAGGCGCCGATCCGCAACATCGGCAAGGTCGCCGAGGCGGTGCAGGCGCTCGCGGGCGTCCACATGATGGGCCTCTCCGCCCTGCAGTCGATCCCCGGGATTGCCTCCGCCATTTCGCACTGGGGCCTGGAGACGACGTTCAAGGATGCCTGGGGGCCGCTGTTCCGCTCGCTGGCGGGTGATCAGAAGCTCGCCGTCGAGGCGGCCCGGCAGGCCAAGGTGATGGGCATCGCGCTCGATGCGGCCGATGCCAGGGCAGCGCGCACCTTCGGCTCGCCGATCGAGACCACGCTGGCGGCCGGTGCCGACCCCATGCAGCTCCTCAACATGATCGCACCGCAGACCAACATCCTGCGGACGGCGGCGTCGGTGGTGTCGTCGACCGAGCTTTACCGGACGATCAAGGCGGCAGAGGCGGGCACCGCCACCGCGGAGCAGCTCGCTGCGCTGGAGCGCGCCGGTATCCCCGAGGCACTGCGTGGCAAGATCGCAGAGCAGTACGAGAAGAGCGGCACCGAGATCGATGGCGTCATGCTGCCGAACACCGAGACCTGGACATCGGAGACGCGGGAGGCGTTCGAGGGTGCGGTTCGGCGCGATGTCGACACCGGGGTGAACCGGGGCGGCAAGCCGGACTTCATCCACGACTTTATCCTCGGTGTGATCGAGCCGATGAAAGAGTTCCTGGGCGCCTCGACCACCGAACTTCTCAAAGCCAACCTGCCGCGGGCGGCGGCATGGCTGCTGCAGGGCACGGTCGGCTCGCTGGCAATGGCCGCACTCAAGTACAAACTTGAGTCGACGGCGGGTGGCAAGAAGACGTCGCGTCACGCCGGCGACTGGGTCCGGGAAATGGTCGAGCGCAGCAAGCTCCTCGGCGAGGGCTCAACGGGGACGAAGGCGGCCAGGGGGAGCGTCGATCTGTTCCGCACGTTGACCGGGAAGCCGTCAGCCAAGCGCAACGAAGACCGCTCCAGGCTCGACCAGCTGGTCGGTCCCACCACCATGGACAAGCTCACGGGTATGACCGGTGGCGGCGAGGGGGTGCCGGGAGACTGGAATGCGGACGACGTTACCGCCCATCGGCGGCTGACGGCGACACAACATCTCTACTGGCTCCAGCAGACGCTCACCAAAGCGAACCGCAACCTGGGCATCCCATAGCGAACCGCAACCTCGGTGCTTTGCCGGGGTGAAGCCTGGCCGGCATGGTCCCGGCCATGCGCAAGATCGCCCTCGCCCTGTTCGCCCTGCTCGGTCTGACCGTCCTGGTGGCAGCCCAGGCGCCGCCGCCGGTTCCGGCGCTGCCTGATGCCGCCCGGCTCACCAGCTACAGCCTCAGCGCCTCGACCTGCACCTGCTCCGTCGGGTTCGCCATCTATGGCGACGCCACCGATGTCGACGCCTGGGTGCAGGTGTTCGTCAATGGCGTGGCCTATCCCTCGACCGATGTCAGCCACGGCTGGACGTTGTCGAGCGCCACCGGGTCGCTCGGCTCTATCCCGCGGCCGATCACCAACGCCGTGCTGACCTTCAATGCTCCGCAGACCGGCGCTGTCGTAATCGTCGGCGATCGCCGGCCGCGCCGCGCCTCGCAGTTCTCCGAGAGCGCCGGCGTCACCGCGCGCCAGCTCAATCAGGTCATCACCGATATCATCGCGCAGAACCGCGAGGTCTGGGACGAGGTCAACGGTACGATCCGCGGGCAGCCCGGCGAGGTGCTCTTGCGGTTGCCGAACGCGATGGCGCGCGCCGGCATGGTGCTGGGCTTCGATGGCAACGGCCAGCCGATCGTCGAGCCGCCGGGCGGTGGTGGCACCACTCCTGGCGCCTGCGCATCGCTGAACACGGCCTGCACCTGGACCGCGCCGCAGTCGTTCATCGGCAACAACCTGGTGCCGATCACGGCTGCCGGCTTCCAGATCGCCATCCAGAATTCATCGGTCACTCAGGGACAAATCTTCGGGCCGGTCACCGCCATCTCTGGTTTGGTGTGGGACGCCGTGCAGTCTGTCGTCTACATCCCGCCCAACAGCACGGTGCTCAACGCCGAGGCCTTCGGCGCCTACGTCCGCAATCGATCCGCCTCAAGCGGAATGTCCGGGGGCGGCGGTGTCGGCTATTACGGCCTGTTCACCTGCGGTGTCACCGGCACCTCGTGCTGGGCCGAGAACTATCGCATCGTCGACTGCGAGAATGTTTCAGCGTGCAGCGGGATACAGAACGCCATTCTCATCGCTGGCGAGGACGATTTCTACGCTGGTAACACCTGTGCGGCAGGCGTCACCGGGCCGTGTGTGAGCGGCGGAAACGGTCCTACGACCATCGGCGCCCGCAGTGTCATTCTCAGCAGCTTCATGGATCGGCAACCGAACTTCGCCTTCGGTTGGTCCTGCAGCAACGTATCGACCATAAGTGGCAACAATCCCCCGTTTTGGAATACCTGCTTTTCCTCGCTCAACGGTGCGGCCGCCGTTGCCTTGTCGATCGGCTCGCTCAAGCACGTTCCGCCCTGTGCAACAGCGGGTCAAAATCCGCCCTGCCCACCAGCGCCTGTTGTGGCCAACAGTGCGAGCCAGTCGATCGCCTTTTCCTACACCGACGGCACTGGTGCGTTCCAGAACTGGCAGATGTTCGTCGATGTGTCTGGGGCATTTCAGTTTCAATCGACGCAGCCCAACGCAGCGTTCAACGTTGGCGGCCTGGAGGCGGACAAATCCCTGTTGGTTGGGCCGAGCGGTATGCCGCTGTTTGAGGTCGGGCTGAGTGGCACCACCAACGTGTCGTTCCCTCAGCTGACAGGTGCCGCGGGCTATGCCTGCCTCGATGTCAACGGCGTCATCTACAAGAAGGCGACGTGTCCATGAGAATGTTCATCGCTTTGCTGCTGCTGACGTCGAGCGCGTTCGCGCAACAGATCATCCCGCTCACCGAGTGGCGGGCGCAGCTCGACGCCGAGCTGAGCCGCATTCCGATGACGCGCGAGGCGCACGGCCAAGTCATTGCGATCCTGCAGAACGCCGAGCGCCAGGCGCAGCGGACGCAGATGCACGAGCAGGTCGAGCAGCAATTGCCGCCGCGGCAGCCGCCTCAAATGCCGACCTTGCCGCCGCCGAGGACCGACAAATGAAGATCGTCATCAGCTCAGGGCACGGCAAATACATCCGCGGGATGTCGTCGCAATGGCTCGACGAGGTCAACGAGGCGCGCAAGGTGGTCGAGAAGGCCGCCGAGTATATGCGCGCCGTCGGCGTTGAGGTGGTGACCTACCACGATGACGTCAGCGACGATCAGCAGGAGAACCTCAAGCGCATCTGTGATTTTCACAACGCGCAGGGCCCACACGATTATGACTGCTCGGTCCACTTCAATGCCTACCAAACCACCAGCAATCCCATGGGCACGGAGGTGTGGCACTACTCGCAGGCGAACCTCGCCGGCAAGATCGCCGGAGCGATGGCGGAGGCCGGCGGACTGATCAACCGCGGCGCCAAGCAGTCGAGCGGGCTGTATTTCTTGAGCAACACCGCAGAGCCGGCCGTGCTCCTCGAAGTGTGCTTCGGCGACAGCAGCCACGACTGCAACAACTGCTACTACCCGAAGTTCGATGCGATCTGCCACGCCATCGCCGAGGCGCTCAGCGGCCAGGACATCGGCGATGTGCCGCCGGTCGAGCCGCCCGGCGAGCAGCCGCCATCGCGGCCTGAGAACCCTTACGACACTCCGCTCTCGTCGCGCCCGGTACTCGGCATGGGCGACGAGGGTTGGCACGTGGAGGACCTGCAGACCATGCTGAACTGGGAGCTGCGGCCCTCTCCGAACCTCACCACCGACGGCGACTTCGGCGGCCTCACCGAGGAGGCGGTGATGGACTACCAGGCCACCCGCGGCCTCGACTATGACGGCATCGCCGGCGAGCAGACCTGGGGCGCGCTCTACGCACACAAGGAGCCGCTGCCGCCGCCGCCTCACGCGCTCACCGAGGCGGAGATTGAGGACATCTGCCACATCGCCAACGAGAGCGTCATCAGCAACTATTCGTGGGACGATCGCGGCATCGCGCCGGTCGGCTACATGCAGGGCATGGCGTGCGCCTTCGCCCAGTCGGTGAAGAAACTCAAGACCGGCCACCCCGCCGTGCTGGTGATGGCGTCGGCGCGAATGAACTCGGACAAGGACGCGCTCAACGTCTACCGCGACGAGTTCGACAACATGCGCATGTCGAACGAGAACGACGGCATCGACACCCTGCGCCACCTCTATGCGCTGATGCTGGGCAGCGGCATGCGCGAGAGCAGCGGCCGCCATTGCGAGGGCCGCGACCAGAGCGCTACGAACACATCGAGTGACACCGCCGAGGCGGGGCTGTTCCAGACCAGCTACAACGCCCACAGCGCCAGCGACCCCGAGTTCTCCAACCTGATGGCGGAATATTCGCAGTCGGCGAACAAGCCCAGCTGCTACCTCAGTCAGTTTGACGACGGGGTGTCGTGCTCGTCGAGCGAATGGAGCTGCTACGGCAGCGGCAAGGGCTACGACTTCCAGCAGCTGTGCAAGGAGTGCCCGGCGTTCGCGGTCGAGAGCCACGGCCTCACCTTGCGCAACCTGTGCAACCACTACGGCCCGATCATCCGCAAGGAGGTCGAGCTGAAGTCCGATGCCGATCGGATGTTCAAGCAGGTGCAGGCCTACCTGGAGGACGATGGCACCAAGGTGGCCAAGCACGTGCGGGTGCCGGCCAAGAAGAAGCAGCGGGTGGCGCGGCGGTGAATGAGGCGCGGCGATGATCCAGCTCATCACCGAGGGCGCAACCAAGGTCGCGACCAGCGTCGCGGAGAGCATGCGCAACGCGCCCGGGCTGCTGGCGGTGGTGATCCTGCAGGGCGTCACGCTGGGCGTGATCGGCTACAACAGCGTCAAGCGGCAGCAGGACATGACCGAGGAGCGCAGGCTGTTCGCCCAGGAGCGGCAGATGTTCATCGAGCAGTGTGTGATCCCGAAAGCGAAGGAGCCATGACATGATCGGCGCAGTGATCGGCCTCATCCTGCTGCTCGTCCTGCTCGGCGTGGTGTGGTGGGGCGTCCAGCAGCTGCTGCCCCTCGTGCCGATGGGCGAGCCGTTCGCCACCATCGTCCGCGTGCTGCTGGCGATCCTGCTGGCGGTGATCGTGATCTACGTCATCATCCAGCTGCTCGCCCTGGCCGGCGTGCATGTGCCTATGTGGCACTAGGCCTCCACCGTGTCGGGATTAATTTCCCAGTCCGCACTCTGGCCGGTGCCGCGCTCGTAGTCCTCCCACTTGCCGGCGGCGGCCTTCTGCTTCGCCTCGGCCTCGTCCTTCGCCACGATGCGGAACCTGACGCCCTCAAGCGTCAGACACCCGGTCACCCAAAACTCTTTCATGTCCATCACTCCTGTTGAGAGGGCGACCATGGTGCGACGGGGGTTCTTTACGATCGGTTAACCCCTGCCGAGGTAGGTGAAACAGCCATCCTGCAGGCCGTGAACACCTCAGAAACACCGTCCTACGGGTGTCAATGAAATCAGTTGCTTAACCTTGGTGGAACGGATTATTTAGCGACGTTTTATGCAATGATTTCAATGGGCCCGTAGGACGCATAGGACGCGCATAGGACGCCTACGTTTTGGCGGTGCTTGGTGTGGCATTACGAACTGCAACCCGACGGCTCTGGATGGCGCGTGCTTTGTCGAGCGTGCCGCGGGCGTAGCGCTGTGTCATCTGCCGCGCCGCGTGGGTGCCGAGCACCTTCTGCACGTTGGCGAACTCGATGCCCTCGGCGTCGACGCCCTCGGTCGCCTCCGTGATCGCACCCGACCGCATGTCCATGCTCTGGACGCCCTTCCATCGCGGGTCGGTCTTCTCACAGGCGGCGGCGATCTCCTTCCACCGCCGCCAGAACGCGAGGCGGCGCCACGGGCCGGTGACGAAGTGCGGCCCGGAATGGACGACGATCGGCCCGATGCGCTGCTCGGGCGGGACGTGCGCCAGCTCCTCCATGATCATCGGGCACAGCGTCCAGTCCGACACTGCCTTCTTCTTGAACTTCGACTTCGAGGTCGGCTTGATCATCACGAGGTCGGCGCTGACATGCTCGCCCCACAGCAGGCCGCCGACCCACCGGTGATAGTGCCGGACCATGGCGGTCTCCTGCGCGGAAACCTCGCCGCGCTTGAGCGGCTCCCACTGCCCGATGACGTCGGCCTGCCGCAGCGCCGTCTCGAACTGGATGGCGGTCGCGAGCGCGATCGATGGGTAGCCCTGGCGGTGCGCCTCGGCGCGGAAGGCGTCGACCATGTCGGCGGTGACGACGGTGGTGCGAGCCTCGCCGACCTCGAACCGCATGAACGACAGGATGCCCTGCTCCTTGCCGGCGAGGCGGATGCAGTCCTCGCGCGCCATCGGCTCAGAGATGATGCCGAAGCGGAGCACCGCGCGCAGCGTCGACATCAGCTGGTTGGAGTAGCCGACGCGCTCGCGGTCGTCCGGCCGCTTGGGTGTACGGAAATGCTCGTACCAGTCGCGCACGTCGGCGCCGGTGACGTCGGCGATCTGGCGCATGCCGATCTGCTCGGAGAGCACACGCAGGTAGGTGGTCTGGACAGCTTGAGTGTTCCATTTGCAATTGGTGTTGAACGGCGAGATGCGGTCGGTCTGGTAGGTGTTGATCAGCCAGCGCAGGGTGCCGTCGAACGCGGCCCGATCATCCTTGGCGCCGTGCGCGATGAACTCCAGCGCCTCCGCCTGCCACAGGCGGCACGCCGCGGCTAGCTCGACCGGGGTGGCGTCGGCGTCGAGCTTGACGGTTTTCGGGGTGAACCCTTTGGCCTTCGCAGCGCGCGGTGCGACCCAATATGGGACACGCTTGCCGTTGGCTCGGGGCTGCCACTCGAGGCCGGGGGCGTCTCCGGGGGCGAGGTCGCGGTGGAGGTCGGTGACTCTGGACATTCGGTTTTCCATTTTTCCGGTTGATCAGGCTTCACCCGCGGGGCCGCTTCTGTGGTGAGGCCGTTGCGCCGCTGAAAGAACCGCTCGACAGCCGGCCGGTAGCGGCCACCCATCACCGGATCAGACTGCGGCAGGCCGATGCGCTCCAGCATCCTGACGCGATCCTTCCAGTCGCGCAGGCGGCCGGGGCCCAGGACGAACTCGGCGATCTGCTCTTCGGTGCAGTAGAGGGGAAGCTCCCGCGATGCCATTCTAGCATATCCAAATAATTATTAACACTTTGTTAACTCTTGCCCCGGCCTTTCAATGATGGCGGCGGACAAATCAACGATGGGCATTGCCACTGATGCTGTGGTCCGCCGCCACGCCCGCCACAGATCGCGCAGCAGGCGTTTTTCCATGTAGCGCTGCGCCCGCCGGTGCGCGTGCAGCTTCGACATCTCGGGCTCGCGCGCGTGCTCGTAGGCCTTGCGCCGCAGATAGGCCGCGCGATACACGCCGTCGCGGTTGCCCTTGATCATGGCGTCGCCGATGTTCCACATCCGCGAGCGGCGCACCGGACTGTAGCCGTGCATAATCCAGTCCTCCTTGCTGGCGTTGCTTCGCAGCCCGCCCTGCCTCACGCCATCGATGACGGCGAGGCCCATGCGCTTCCACAGCTTGGCGTCGCTGGCGTAGAGCGCGAGGTCGCCGGCCTCGCCGACGATGACGGCAAGAGAGCCCGGGCCGAAGCCGCGGACGGCGTCGCCGAACGCGGACCACACCGGCAATTGCTCGGCGAGTTTTTCCATCCGTTTGAGCCGGTCCTTTTCCACGGCCTCGAAGGGCGCCCGGGCTTGTCGCGAGGCGTCGATGATCGCCGTCCACTCGCACGGCTCCTTGCCGGCCATGAGCAGCGCCGCCCGGTCGGCGATCGCCTTGCGCTCCTTGTCGGGCAGGTCCTTGCGCCAGCCGAGCATCATTCGCAGGAAGGCGCCGAGCGCGAGATCGGCACGCTTGCGCTGCTCCATGGCGAAGCAACGCTCGCGGTGCGCGGCGCGGATGTCGGCGATGAGTTCAGCGGACATCGTCATCTCCGAAACGGGTCACCGGCGGGGGCGCGAATACGCTGGTCCTGCTGGACACGCCTTTTCTGGCCCTCGCCGGTGATGGGTTGCCGCGCGTCGACATCGGGGCTGTGGTCGCGGTGACAATTATTTTGTGGTCGACGCGCGGCATCGGGAGCGGAGCGGGGGCATACTCCTCGTGGTCCTGTTGGACGGGCGCTGGCTGGCCCTCGCTCCGCAGCTCAGCGAACATGATCGATCTCGGCGAGCGTCAGCGCCCTCTTGAAGATTTCATCGGGCAGGAACTGCCGCAGCTCCATCTGCTCCTGTTTGGGTGAGAACGGTCCGAAGGTTTCGCGGATGGCCCAGGCGATGTGGCCATCGCGCTCCATGCCGACGAACTCGTATGGCTTCACACTGCCCCACGGTGTGCCGTTGCTGGTCTTGCGCAGCTCCAGCTGCACCTTGGCGGTCTCGGCCCGCGACCGCGCCACGGCACGCTTGTAGGCCTCGTCGGGCTCACGGGCGGGCGGCGGAGGTATACTGGCCTTTGCAGGCGCACCTGGGGTGGCCACACCGCCCGTGATGGGTTTCCGGGTGTCGGCACTCGATCGGTGGTCGTCTCCGACAACTGTGGACCGGCCTTCACCCGGAAGAGGTGTCCCGGCGCCGACAACATGAACTTGGTCCTGCTGGACACCACCAAGTTGGTCAGCACCGGGAACGAGGGCACCGGCGGAGGCATCTACGACATGGTTCTGCTGGACAATCGAGATTTGGCCCTCGCCGGTGATGGGTTGCCGCGCGTCGACAGCAGGTTCATGGCCCAAGACGGCACGGCTCCCATGGTCCTCGCGCGGCAGCGGGGGCGGAGCGGGGGCAATCGCGTTCTGGTCCTGTTGGACAGCCGTCCTGTGGCCCTCGCTCCGCAGCTCGTCGAGGATGCCGATGACGTCCTCGTATGTTCCGCCGGCCAGCAGGAAGTTCTTGAGCACGACACGCAGCTCGAACTTCTTGCGGTCGAAGCCGGCGCGGTGCATGGCATCCTTGATGATCGTCATTTTGCATCCGCCTCCCGCGTCAGCGTGCCCAGCTCGTCCATGATCGGGTTGAGCGACCTGCGCTCGTCGTAATTGAGCCGCTTCCACAGCACCTCGAACGCTGCGCGACCGTGGCTCGCCGCCATGCGCGCCTCCTCGTCGAGCGTCAGCTCGTGCTCGTCAGGGACCGCCCCGCCATCCTCGGCGTGGAACTGAGGTGGCGGAGCGGTCGTCGCCGCCGTCGACGAGTTTGGTACTTGGGCCGGCGGCGAACTGTCGTCGACGATCTCTCCGGTCTCGGGGTCGTGCGGCTCCATCACGTTGGGCGCCGGTGGCGGTGGGCGCCTTGGTTCCGACGGTGCTGCGGCGGCCTGTGCCATCTCATCGGTCGTGTAGAGGCCGGACAACTCTTGCGGAAATGCCTTGCGCAGCGCTAGGGCCTCCGCGCACTTGGCGGTCATGACGTCGGGCATCGTCGCCCACATTCGAGTTGGGAAGCCCTCCTTGTTTCGCTGTGCGTAGGAGGAGAAGCGCGCGATGCCCCAGCACGGCTCGGTGAAGTCCGACCGCAGAACGCCGACCTTGGCTGCGGCAGGAAGCGCGTCCGATACCCAGACGTCGCACCACTCGCCATCGGAACCGCACCAGAGCGGGCCAACCTGACCTCTATATTTTCCGGTTCGCTCGGCGATCAGACGTAAGCCGTCGATCGAAACCTGGATCGACATGACCTCGCGCCGCTGCTGACCGTCCCACCGCTTGACGGCGTATATCTGCCGCGACAGCGGATCTAGACCGGTGCGTTCGGCCTGATGCATGAACAACTGCAGCTCGTCGTTGGTCGCGCCCTTGCAGATCGTTCGCTTGATCAGGTCGACCTGTTCGGTGCTGAAGGCAACCGCCTTCGTGCCTTGCGGAACGGCGACAACCTTGGTCATCTCAAATCCTCCCGGGATGACTGCAGGTCACCGTCTCGATGATCATGCTGCGGTGATACTGCGGCAGTCCTTTGCCGGTGAGCACCTTGCCGATGTCCGCGTCCCAGATGGACTTGAACATCTCGCAGGCGATCTCATCGTCGAACAGATATTGCTCCGTGAACGGGTGACGACTGCCGGTCTCGAGCGCGGTCGCATAGATCGTCGCGCACCAGGCCGCGATGAAACATTCGGGGATCATTGTGCGGCCTCCCTGATCTCGATGCGGTAGACTTCCTCGTCGGCATCGGGCGCCTCGTCTGCCGGCGAGGCGGTGCGGATGTAGACGCGCTCGCCGATCGACTGGAATATCGGGAAGCCATCCCAATACTCGGGCCCTGCCGTCGAGAACAGCTCGCCGGGCCGGAGGTCTCGGCCGAGCACGGGCACTGCGTTGATGCGGATCATGGTGCAGCCTCCCTCAGGCTAAGGCGGCCAGCCCTATCCCTGGTAATTTGGACGCCTCCGCCGTGCGTTTTCTTCGCGTCGACAGGCACGATCGACTTCAGGACCTTCTCTGCCTCCTTGCACTTCTCGGCAGACTGTCTGGTTGCAAGCCACTCGGTCGCGTAATTCACCCACGTGTTGTTCATGCTGAGATCGTACGTCTTGCTGGCGTCGATCGGCGACGGCGCCGCCGGCAGCGCCACCGGCGACACCCGGCGTGCGACGCAGTCCATGAACATCCGGCCGCGCCTGATCATCTCGGCGATGTAGCCGTCATCGCGGTCGATGTATTCGACGATCGGCTCGTTGCCGCCCATGATCACCGACAGCGCGCATTGGTTGGCGCCGGTGATCTCCATCTGCCATTGGCACTGCGGCTGGTAGCGATCGATCACCACCTCCAGCGGCTCGCGGCCGCCGACATGCTTGCACTCGATCGGGCAGCTGAGGTCGGCACACCAGCCGTCGAGTGTGCAGGCCGCCCAGTTGATCCTCGGATGGACGACCACCCGGCCGCGGCTGGTCACCGGCATCTGGTTCTTCTGCTCGAACCAGTCGAGGTTGAGTTGCTCGGTCGCCTCGCCGAGGCGCACCGGCCAGACATGGCGGAGGTCCTCCTCCTCGGCCTCGCCGATCATCTCCCGGTACAGCCGGTCGATGGCGACGGGATCGCCCTTCATCAGGCAGGCGATCCGGCTGCCGGTCAGCTTGCCGGCGCGCGCCTTGAGCTGTTCAGCTGTGAGCATTACGCCGGCTCCGGTTCCCGCTTTGGCTCCGGCTCCGGCAAGTTCACCAGCTCGTGGATCGCGGTCTTGAGGCCGCCGGTCTGCGTGACCAGCCAGACGGTGCCGTCATCACACAGCGCGATCGCCAGGTAGGGGCTGCTGACGTCGAGCGGCGCGACCTGGATCACCTTGCGCGGGGCAGGCTTCGGCTCACGCGCTGGGGCCGACTTCTTTTTTGCGGCAAAAGTTTTGGGCTTCGATTTCATCGGGACGCCTCCCATCAAGGGGCGCCGCCGGTCTCTGGCTCATCGGGGCGATTGATCCGGCGAGCCGGGGGCACGTACCGAGGCCGGCGGCATAACGATGCTTATGCCACCGCGGTATAAAGTCAATATAGGAATAACGGCTGGATATTCCGTGGTGGAATATTCATTGAGCTAATCAGGCGCAGTCCTTGTAAGTTTCCACAAGGACCGCCAAAATTTCGCGTGCGACACGCTCTCTGATCCGCTCCCTGACCTCTGGGGTTTCGTATTTTAACAGCTCCAGCACCTGGTCGAGCCTGTCGATCGCAGGGGCTGATTGCGCCGGCGGGGCCGGCTGGGGTGGTGCGGCGTCTATATCCTTGAGGTCCGGGCGGACGTCCGTCAGAGCGACATTCAATGCCACTGCCAAGCGCCTTGCCGTCTCTATGTCGGGCACCCGTCCCTTCTCATAGCGGGACAGGCTGGACTGGCCGATACCAACTTTTGCGGCAAGCTCGGCTTGGTTCAACTTGGCTTTAATGCGCAAATCTCTAATCGGCATGCCGAGACGGTATATTGCTTGCGCTTTTTTGTCTACCGGAACTTTTGAGCTGTCCTCATACGCGCATGAATATGCAGCGGCGGCTTGCATTCTTATGCCGTCGAGGTATATTGAGGATATGCGGCTAGCCGAATTCCTCGAATGCAAGGGGCTCTTGCAACGCGAATTCGCCGATAAAATCGGCGTCGGCCAAGCAGCCGTGTCGAGATATGCCAGCGGACGTATCCCAAGCTTCGAAGTCATGACCCGCATCAAGCATGCGACCAATGGCAAGGTGTCATACGACGACTGGACGTCGGACTGAACGCGCTCGTACAGGCGCAACTCGGAAAGGCCGTCCGGAGTGAGAGTTGTGATGCTGCAAAGCCTCATGCCGGTGCTCCGACTTCGAGGTATTTTCGGCATTGCAACGCCGATGATGAACGATCTGCGACATTCCGTCCAGGTATAAATAACAGTCATAAATGAAATCCGTGACAGGTCATGTTCGATTGGAACCCGATCTCCATCAATGATCTCAAGCGGATGTGCGCCGACGGATGCAGCGCGCGCGCCATCGCCGATGAACTCGGCACCACCAAAAACTCCGTCATCGGCAAGGCCGCGCGCATGGGCCTGCATTTTCCCGGGCCCGAGCCCAAGCCGAAGCCGAGCGGCAAGCGCAGCCACCATCGCCAGCCGCCGCCGCCTCGCGCGCCCATGCCGGCACCATGGGTGCGGCAGCCGCGCACCAGGTTTCCCGAACCCAGCCGCACCAAGCACGGCCAGCCCGAGCTGCACGCCTCGCCCTGTCTGATCACCGAGCTGACCGAGGACGCCTGCCACTGGCCGATGTGGGGCCACCAGGAGCGCGACATCCGGGCGAAGCTCTACTGCGGCGGCATGGCGGTCGAGGGCTCGCGGTACTGCCCACACCACGCTTGGCTCAACGCGCGCGGAGGCTCGCCATGCTGACCTCAGCCACCACCGCGGCGATCGAGTTCGTCGTGCCCGGCGAGCTGGTCCCGTGGGCGCGCGCCCGCGGCGGCAAGACCGTACCGCACTACACGCCATCGAAACAAGCGAACTACATGACCGCGCTCAAGCTGATCTGCTCGACCGCGATGAAGGGCGCGCCGCCGCTCGAAGGGCCGATCAAGCTCACGCTGCTCGCCTGCTATCCGTGGCCGCGGGCGTGGTCGCAGAAGAAGCGCGACGCCAACCGCTGGCGCTGGACCAAGCCCGACTACGACAACATCGGCAAGATCGTCGGCGACGCGCTCAACAAGATCGCATGGCGCGACGACGCCCAGATCGCCGATGCCACGGTGCATAAATTTTTCGGCGAAACACCCGGGCTCGCCGTGCGGATCGAGAGGCTGTGACAACCAGGAGAGCAATGATGAAACAGGGCAATGAAATACTCGACGCTGAGATCACCGCAATCGATGCGAACCCGTATCGACTGCTCAAGGACTATCCATTCGTCGAGAGCAAGATCGAGGCCCTAAGGCGATCGTTCGATGATGTAGGCATGTGGCCGGGCGTAATCGCTCGCCGAGCCGGCAACCGGTTTCAGATTGCCTTCGGACATCATCGCATCGAGGCGGCTCGACAGAACAAGATAAAGCGAGTGATGCTCATCATGCAGGACCTTAATGATGAGAAAATGTTGCAGTATATGGGTCGTGAAAATATGGAGGATTACAACGCCGACTTTTTATGCATGTTGGAAACGTGGGAGGCGGGCACGTCATTCTTGGGGGCCGCGGATCCCAAATCGCATAAGCCCATAGAAATTGCTAGGCTTCTTGGTTGGGTTCACGATAACAACCAACATGCAAATGCGACTGCTGCAGCTTGTAGTGCCGGCCATAATCTTATTGAGGCCGGTTATCTAGATAAGTCGGATTTGCGTGAGCTATCAGTAAAAGCGGTTCGAGAAATCGTAACACGCGCTCAAGCCCGCATGGAGCAAGTTGAGGCGCTTGGGAAGAAAACCCAACGGCCGCCTGGTGAGATCGAGAGGGCCAAGAAGCATATCGGTAAGGGCGCTAAGCGCGTCGCCAAAGATTTTCGCAAAAATAAACCTGGCCTTGGCATCGGCAATTTGCGGGGACAGGTTGATTTTGAGGCCTACAAATCAACGCAGGGCTCAACGAGCAAGTCCCCGCTGTTCGCTATGTTCGGCGAGGCCGTGGCAGACAGCATCTCCAAGATGCTCACTACCGACGCGGCTGCGGAAAAGCTTGCTGAGATCGTGAAGGTTCTTCCCAAGCTGGAAACGGAGGAGGATGCCGCAGCATTGCGGAAGATCGACTTCGCACTGGCAGAGTTGGGTGAGCACGTTGCTCCCAGCTGGCGCAAGAAACTCGCCCCTAAAGGAAAAGTCGTACCGTTCAAGTTGCTATCTCGTAAATAAAACTTTCAAAACCAAAGGGAGTAACCACAATGGCTATCCACATCAAAACCGCAAGGAAGTCTAAGTTTTATCAGGACATCGTTGATCGATGCACGCAGATGCTTATTGAGAAGGGGCACTTCTCAAAGAAAGAAATCAGCGACGCACTGGCTCTGCAGGGTGTGGAGTTCGATTGGAAAATGGTCGTCAGGATACTCGAAGAGGACAATGAGTGCGAGTTGATCCGCCTCGCAAAACGGTACTTCCACCGCCACACAAAGCCCAAGGCCGACATCAATCTCCATCCGAATAAGTTCATGGCGATCAACCATGCGATGGCCTACGGGTACGGCATCGCCGACAAGACGAATGCGGGTCTGGTGATTTGTTGCCTCGTGCAACAAAGCGCTCGGATAGCTGGACTGCAGCAAACATCCAGGCGCCTTGCCACCAAGGCGGAGCAAGTCGGCATTCAGGTGCCGCCTCGGTCGCTCTCGTGAAGCGGTCTGATCCCGAGGTGCGGCGGCGCGAAATGATCAAGCGATTAGATCGCGCCGCCAAAACCAACCGAGAACGCGATGCGATGGACGTGAAGGCTGGGTTTGCCCGCCCGCATGCCTGTCCGCCTGATCTAGTCATGCGCACTGCAGTCATGGCGCTGGAGTGTGCGTTGACGATGGAGGATTGGGATGTCGTCGCTGAGGCTGCGGACATTTTGGCGGCGGCAACAAACTTCTATCCGTGGCGGAAGATGAAGCCATGAAGACCGATCTGTTCGGCCCCGTTCCGCTGCCACACAAGACCGCGGTGCGCGAGCGGCTGCTGGCCATGCCCTGCGGCGATGCGATCGTTTATTACCACGCCGCTTACAAGCTTTGCCGCGCCATCCCGAACAGGCCCACCAATTGGCAGGCCAATATTCGCGATGAAATCCATCGGCTCCGGGACAGGGGTTATTTCACCGAACGCAAAGACAGCACGGGCACCATCTACATCCGCACCAACAAAAGGGAGGACGATAATGGCCCGTGAAATCCCGATGATCAACGGCGACGAGTACGACGCGCTCACCAGACGCGGCCGTAAGGCGCTCAGATTTCCGGCCGGTGAGCGGGCCCGTATCAAACGGGCATTTCGTCGGCGCGCGCGGCGCCAAGGCCTGCGGGAAACCGCCTTCCTTCTCGGCAGCCCCAAGAACGCCGCCCGTCTGCGTTCCGCGCTCGCCCAGGCCAAGGCCGGAAAGCTCGTCGAGCGCGAACTCAAGACCGACAAGGAGGACGATAATGGCCAGTGACATCCCGATGCCGCGCGATCTCACCCCGGAGCGGCCGGCATCGCCCGAGCGCTCGCCCTACGCGCCGAAGCACGAGCGGATGGTGCTCGATGCCGTCGAGAAGACGCTCACCACATCGCCGGCCAACCACGGCGCCGGCCTCGACTACGGGCCGCTGGAAACCATCAAGACCCAGCTCAAGCGGCTCACCCACCGCCAGATGCACGAGGTGGTGCGCGAAATCTTCGCCGCCAAGGAGAAGGCCGGGCGCAGCGGCGACAACAAGTCGGTCGACGCCGCCGCGACCATCACCAAGGGCGAACTCGCCGACGTGCTCGATCGCTTCGCCTATGGCGACTGAGCCGCGTGACGACGCGCCGCCCATGGATGAAGTTCTACGTCCAGGACTATCTGGACGACACCGTGCACCTGAATGCTGAACAGCACGGCGCGTACATGTTGCTGATCATGTTCTATTGGCACCACGGCAGCTTACCGGATGACGACACCCAGCTCGCCTTGATCACCAGGTGTTCCCGTCAGAAATGGCAGGGCTCGATGAAAAAAGCGCTCCAGCCCTTCTTTCATCAAGGCTGGCGACACAAACGCATCGACCTGGAGCTTGCCAAACTGGATACGCTCCACACTAAGCGTCGGATCGCAAGCGCAAAAGGCGGCGAAGTGACGGCAAAACTCTATGCCGGCAGTTATCCAAAACCTAAGCCATATGGCCAGCCACATGGCCGGCCATATGCTCAAGCAAATGGCCCCCAGACTTCAGATAGTAAGACTAAACCTTCTGAGACTGTCACCGCGCGCGAGGCTGCCGCCCCGCCGCAAGCGGCCAGCGATGAAGCAAGCAAAGGGCTCACGGCGTCGCCGGAACTCGTGGCCTCGTTGAAGCGAAAATGACCGGCAGACCAGGAGAGGGAAATGACCACGACAAAAAAGCGCAAAGCCAAGGCCGCCAACGGCCGGTTCACGATGTACCTCGACAGCGACCGCGCCGCGAAGCTCATCACCGCGGAAGCGATCCTCGCCGAGTATCGCCGGCTGCAGCTGCCGCCGGTGTCGGTCGGCGGGTATCTGGTATCACCCGCTGCGGTAGAAGTGCTCAAACAGTACGAGCCAAAGGATTACACACCCAGGAAGGCTCAGGATGCGCCCGGGCCCCCCGAGAGCCAGCAAGGTGGCGGCGATGCCTGAACAACGCATGGGCGGCCTCGTACCGGAGAGTACGAGGCCTTGGGATGGTCACCTCTCGCCCGGTGCGGTCGGGTTTAAGTTCAATCCCGGCTCGCCCGTACCGGGCGGGGCGCTGTACGGGCAGCGTCGAGGTCCCACCACGCTGAGCGTCAAGCTCAAAGCGTGGTGGGATCACCTGTCAGGTGATGCACCGCGGAACCGGAGCCAGCTGGCATGAAACTCGTGCTGCCGGAAAAGCTCGAGGCCGGCCGTGTCGACCGCGGCCGGCTGGCCTCGTCACGGGCCTATGGCGGCAACGGTCTGTTCATCGTCCAAGGGCCATGTGGCGCCAGGCTCACCATCATGGCGTCCGACGGCCAGGACCCCGATGCCCAGGGCTGGGAGCATGTCAGCGTCTCGACCGATCGGCGCTGTCCCAACTGGATCGAGATGTGTTTCGTCAAGGACCTGTTCTGGAGTGCCGAGGCCTGCGTCGTGCAATTTCATCCGCGCGCCTCGCAATATATCGACTGCCATCCCTATTGCCTGCACCTGTGGCGCCATCCCGGCGGCTTTCCTGAGCCACCGCCGCATCTGGTCGGCATCAAGCTCAGCTGCAAAGGGCGGTGAACATGAGCCCTGAAGTGAGACTGGAGCTGATCGCCTTGCTGGCCCGCGACGAGGCCTGGAAGGCGATCGTCCACATCGGCCGCGCACTGCTCGAAGAGTATTACCCGGAGCACATCTTCGACGGCTCGTCGGGCGACAGCGGGCCAAACTACATCGTCGCGCTGCGCGAGGCCCTGGCTGGCTTCGCCGACAAACCAGACGGTGTTCTGCTTTCGAGGAGCATTGCCGAGCTTGAGCTTAGCGCGCGCGCCCACAATGCCATCACCACCTACAACACGGGCCACAAGACGCTCGGCGATCTGGTCAAGCTCACACCCGGCGAGCTTCTGCGCCTTCCAAACTTCGGCAAGTTGTCGCTCGATGAAGTGGAGGAGGCCCTGCAAAAGTTTGGGCTATCGCTACAACGATCTCGCTACCACCGATGACGACATGGCACGATCTCGACGGCAAGCGCATCGTCGACGTGATCGGCGAGACCGTCATCGGTGAGTTTGCCGACTACGATGCGCTGATCGACAGGCTGCGCGATCGCATCGCCGAGATCGGGCTTTCCAATCGACTGCTCGACGAGCTGACCGGGCTCGGCGAAGGCAGCACCCAGAAGTATCTCTCCGGCCTGCACATCAAGCACCTCTCGGTGGTCTCGCTGTTTCGCATCGCGAGCGTGCTCGGCGTCAAGTCGGTGATGATCGTCGATCCGATGCTGGTCCGAAAGATGAAGCCGCTGTGGGAGGAGCGCGACGCCAAACGGGTGCGTCCACCAGGTGCTAAGCGCTTAGGACCGAAGACTGTCCGGCGCATGGTAAGTCTTATTGCTGCGGAGATGGGGCGCCGCGGTGGCAGCGCCGCTCGAAGTTGGCCGGCAGAGCAGCGCAGAGAGCGCGCGCGACGCGCCGCGGCAGCCCGCTGGCATAAAACTCAGGCGTGAAAATCCGCAAACTCTTTTTCAAGCCCGCGAGTGGCGATGAAATCCCGCAGCGCCGCATTCTCAGCGCATAGACGCATGATTTCTTTCGCCGCTTCTCTGGCCAGCAGCTTTCGGTCACCAAGTCCACGCTCATCGCTAAGTCGGCTAATAATCTTTTCGCTCATGGCTGCACCGGCTTGTCCTGCTGAGCGCTTGTCGAAGCATGGAGGGCGGTGCGGATTCGCTGAACAGTCGTTCGCGGCAGCAAATCGATAGCGCGTCCTTTGGACGTTCCTTCGCCAATCTCAATCTCGATTGTTTTCAGCAAATCTAGCAGCGCCGCTATCTGCCGGTCCCGGTCGGTGATGCCCCTTGCATACGTCTCTTCGGCAAGAGCAAATCCTCGCGCGAATTCATCCGCAATCTGCCGGTCCCGGCCGGCGACGGTATTGCGCTCGACACAGATTGTATTGAACATCTGCGCGTTCTGGCTTTCCAACTCCGCAATGCGCGCAGCAGCCGCATGGGAATTATTGAAACACCACATCCAGTCTAGGTGCTCTTTAGGGCACGAAACGTCGGCTATTGTGCTCTTAAGCGTCTCCAACTCCACAATGCGGGCTTCGGCTTTCTCGGCGCGGGCAAGTAGTCGTGTTACATGGCACTGCGCGTCTCCAGGGGATTGTCGATTGGCCTCGGCGAGTTCGGAGCGGAGGCGGGTGATGCGTTCCTGATCGGTCATTTCCGCCAATTCAGCCGATCGTTTATGTGCGCGGTCTACGTCCTTATGTAAGCTCATGACTGCCGCCCTTTCCTTGTCAGATGGTCAATGCCGGTGCGTGGTGCACATGTAGGTCATGGCAGTTTCCGTGCCACGCTGGCGCGGTGAAGGATCGCCGCGGCCAGCTCGTCGATGCGCACCGCGACGAGATCGAGATAGGCGACCTCCAGCTCAGCGACGCGCTTGCGCAGTGCTTCGTTGTCCTCGCGCAGCCGCCGCGTGATCGCGCTCATGATGCACAAGCCTTAACGAGGGCGACGACTGACATGATCACCGCTCCGAGATGAGCCGTTCGAGCGTGGCGAGGCGTGCTTCCAGCGCGGCATTGTCTGCCTGCACGCGGTTGACGTCGGCATGGAGCGCCTCGACCTCGCCCGCCGTCACGTTGGTGAGGGCAAAGTCGTTGAAGGCGGCCTTGAGCGAGCGCATGTCCTGCTGCAGCACGACCAGCGACCGGTTGATGATCGGCAATCCGTCGAGCTGCGCCCTGATTGGCGCGAGTTCGGCACGCAGAACGGCGCGCAACTCATCTTCGGTCATTGTCTCTTCCCTCACAGCGTATCCGCGACAGGTCGCCGAGGCGGACGGCGATGGCGCGCTGTTCCGGCGTCAGGCTCATTCGTGTCTTCTTCAGATATAGATGCTGCTTATCGCTGGCCTGCCGGCGGCAGCGGACCTGCCATTTTAACGAGCAGCAGGCCGGCGCCGGCGAACACCATGATCAGCGTGACGATGGCAACGAGCTGGTGGAGGCCGGCGAGGACGCCGACGATAAACAGAACGGCGCTGGTGTAGAGGATGAACGCGAGGATGAGTTGCGGCATCGTGGTGCTCCAGGTCAGAGGTCAGATATCGATGGTGCCGAGCCTCACCATGGCGCGCAGCGCGATGGCGACCGGCTCGGGAATGGGCGTATTGCCCCTGGCGTAGCGGTAGGCGGTGTCCTCGTGGATGCCGAGCACCTTGGCGCTCTTGCGGATCGAGATGTCGAGGCGCTCGCAGGCGACGCGGTACTGGTTGGCTGTCACCATTGTGCTCCGGTTCGACGAGGGGCCGGGGCACCTCCCCGGCCCCTGCTGGGGGTCATGACGATAGCGCCGCCATCAGCGTGACGATGCTCGCCAGCACCAGCAACAGCGTCACCGCCGACAAAACGGCAGATGCGGTTCGTTCAGGAAAACGTGGTGTATGGTCATCGATGGGTTGCGACATGGCTTGCTCCTTGTCGTGGCTCAGGTGGCCGCAGGGTGTATCAGACCCCGCGGTCACCATACGCATCATACCGCATCCTGCGGTATACCGCAAGAAGCCGGTGACATAAAGGAAACGCCGATTGCATATGGGTGTCGAAAACCGGTGTTGTTCATAAACCTGTCAAGCCCCCCACCATTTCACAAGTGCCTGTGCTGCAAGGGGCAAGGCTGGTGCTTTGCAAATAAATTCGTGTTGTGAAACGACCATCGCGACCCCCCTCGCGCGCAGATACACACGAACCAGAGGCAACCCGTGAACGTCCCGGCAGCAGCCCACAGCGCAGAGCCCACCACGACGGGCGACGACGCAGGACCCCAGGTGCGAGGCCGCACCGGACAGGCGATCGAGCTGATGGTGTGGCAGGGCATGACGAGACGCGAGGCGGCTAACGCCGTCGGGCTAAATGAGAAAACGCTGTACAACGCGTTTGCAATGCCCCGGGTGAAGGCATTCTACGGGAGGTTACTGGAGGCCCTCCGTACTTCCGAAAAGGCGAAGAACATCCACAGGTTGTGTGCCATTCGGGACGCAGCTGACAACCAGCCCGCCGTGCAGGCCATCAAGGTGCTGGAACAGATGGAAGAGGTTTCTGCAACCGGTGCGCTAAACCGGGCGCCTGGCCTGCAGATTGTCATCACTCAGGGCCCAGCGGTGTCCCAACGCAGTGAACCGCTGGTGATTGAGCCGATTGAGCCACTGCCACAGCGGGTTCGCTGACATCTCACGGAGAGCATGTCCGAGCCGTGCTATTGATAACGCTGCGTTATTCGGCATCGCTGCGGCTGTATCAACGTTCTAATCTACAGTCCCGGAAACGTGCGGAGGGCTCAGGAAACCTACACGGTCCATGCCTGTGTTGGCGCGACACCCACGCTTCGGTGCCGGAAGGGCGGGCAGCCACCAGGTGACACCAGGCAGCACGGAACCGAGCGAACGGTTGTAGGACTAAGGTCAGCAGAGAGGACCCGCGCCGGTTGAGCGATGAAGGCCACCGGGGGGAAAACTGGAACAAAAACCGGGGCGGCCCTCTCCTGCACGCACGAGTTCCTCTGAAATGTTCCGGCCCCGAAACATCGCCACACGCACGAGTTCCCTGAAATTGTTCCCCCCGAAATGTTGCCCGCCGAATTACTTTGGGGCCAATACTTCGGGGCGACTGTAAGCGTCCGCCGCCGGTTTTGGTGAGAGGTGTGAGCGCGGTCCGACATCAGGAGGAGGGTGATGGCTGAGGGCAGGAACGTCGATCATTGTGGCGACTGCAGGTTCTGGCTGCTGAAGCAGGAGCCGGTCGGGGTGTGCCGCCGCTATCCGCCGACCACGGTGAGCGCGTCGGGACATGTGGCATGGCCGGTGACGCGACACGAGGAGTGGTGCGGTGAGTTTGCGAGTCCGCCCGCGGAGCCGCCGCCGGAGAAGGTGAAGTCAAAATGATCGAGCCGCTCGACTTTGACGCCACCAGGCTGAGCAAGCGCGAGCTTGAGGGCAACCGCCAGCGCTCGGCGGGGCCGTGGCTGGTGTTCAAGCGCGATGAGAACTCGCTGCTCATTATGGGCCAGGACGGCGCTGTCGTCGCTGAGTTCTACGACTGCATGGGGCGCGGTAAGGCCAACCGGGACTTCGCCCTGAAGGCGGTGGCGGCGATGATCAGCCAGCAGGACATGGTGGTGAACAAGCGGCGGGAGCCCGACGATGGCTAGTGGGATGAGCGCCGAGCTGCGCCGCCAGCTGGAGTTCGACACGGCGCTGCTGGAGAATGCCGCCCGGGTGGCGGCGGAGTGGAAGGCGGTGGCGCTGCGCGCCCAGGGCCGAGCGCTGCAGGCGGTGGAAAGCTGCCATGATCACAATCTTCGACAACATTCCTGACATTTTTGTCGAGCGATACGACGCCCAGTTCTGCCAGTGGGCGGTGGAGTTTTGGGTCCGCGGGCGCAAGGTCGCCATCGTGTTCGACGTGCTGCCGGGCCAGACGCCGACGATGGACGTCGAGGAGCGCCTGATGTGGTCGGGCGCGTGGCTCACTGCCGACATCGAGCCGTTCCGCGGCCAGCAGGCGATGGTGATCCGGCCGGCCAGCGACTGGGACAAGAACCTGATCGACATGCACTGCTGGAACCTGAAGCGGGTTATGTTGTCTTGAGGGTATCTTGAGGGTAACCGGCCATGTCCTCGATCGAGGACCGCGTCTCGTACTTCCGCCACGCCGAGCATTGCCACCGCGGCTGCCAGATGCGCGACCTCAAGGACCTCGTCGTCGACATGTGGCGGGAAATGCGCCACCTGCGCGCTGGCCCGGTGGCCCTGCTTGAGCGTAGGATCGCCGACCTGGTGCACGTCAATGGCGAGCAGGCGGCGACCATCCGCTCGCAGATCGCGATCATCCAGCGGCTGCAGTACCGCCTCGACCACCGCGAGAAGGTCCATGGCTCGGGATAGCGCGCTCACCATTGCGGAGTTGTTACGCTTGGCGGAGGAGAGGCTCATGCCACTCAAGAAAGGCTCATCGCGGGCGACGATCTCGTCCAACATCAAGGCCGAGAAGGCCGCCGGCCGGCCGCAGAAGCAGGCGGTGGCGATTGCGCTGTCGACGGCGGGTAAGTCGAAGGCCAAGAAGAAGCGAAGCCGGTGACCCTCAAGGTCGTCGACCTCAAGCGCAATGAGGACCCTCGGGAGGTCATCGAGGGCCTGGAGGACCTGCTGCGGCGCGCCAAGGCCGGCGAGATCGAAAGCTACGTGGCGGTCATCGTCCGCGCTTCCGACGGCGCCTTCATGACGCGGGGGAGTGGCCACAAGAACAAGCTGGCGATGGCGGGCGCGCTGGCGTTCGCGATGCACGACTTCATCACCGGCGGCCACAAATGAGTGAGCGGCAATGAGCGGTCGGCGGATGCCGGAGCGGAAAGGACGATGAGCGGACAATTTCATCTACGCAACAACACCAGGGTTGCCGAGTTCTGTCTCTCCAACGGGTTCTTCGACATCATCCAGGGCCCGCTGGGCTCGGGCAAGACCCAGGCGATGCTGGCGCGCATCATGCGCCACATCCAGACCCAGAACATCTCCAGGCTCACCGGCACGCGCCGGTCGCGCTGGGGCATCGTGCGCAACACCTATCCGGAGCTGCGCAACACCACCATCAAGACCTGGCTGGAGCCGACCCTGGTTC